AAATGAAATAAATAAAATAAATGAAATAAATGAAATAAATGAAATAAATGAAATAAATGAAATAAATGAAATAAATGAAATAAATGAAATAAATGAAATAAATGAAATAAATGAAATAAATGATACAGATAGCGATACAGATAGCGATACAGATAGTGACATTGATAATGATGATAATGATGATAATAATGAGAATGATGATAATAATGAGAATGATGATAATAATGAGAATGATGATAATTTAGAAAATGAAACAATTAATTTTAAGAAAATGAATGTACAATCTTTAAGAGATTATTGTATTAAAAATAACTTAATAGAAAGTAATGATAAAAAGAGTAAAAAAGAAATGTTACAATTTATTTTTAATTTAAAAAAATAAATATTAAAATGTAAAGATAAATACATTTTTATCTTACATTATATATAATGAGTTGGGGAACATGTACTAATGGGTCTAATAATATACATTTTGATTTTCCACCTATAATGAATGATGGAAGAAATTTTGCTACATGGCAACCGGGAGCAGTTATTAATAAACAAATCAGAAAGGAAAATAATATTAATACAAATTCTAAATATAGACAGTTTTTAACTGAAAATGCAGATTCTATTATAAAAGCGAATCAATTAGAAGCATGTGATAATTCTGGTTACAGTCCTGCTATGAAAACAGGAGAACCAATATCAAATACACCATTTTTATACACATCTTGTATGGAAAAGTCGCAACCATACGGATATACTGATAGTGATTTAAAAAATTTATATTTATCATCAAATCAGCTTCAATCTAGAATGATAGCACCTATAATATCTCAGGAACAATTTTTAAAACAAAAAATACCAAATCCTAATTAATTTCTAATTAATAAAGTATTTATTTAATTTAATAATTAAATATATATTTTTAAATATATACAATAATGAAGTTATTAAGTATTGATGTAGGAATAAAAAATTTAGCATTATGCTTATTTAATGTAGATAATAGTAATAATAATAATAAATATGAAATATTTAATTGGGATGTAGTGAATTTATGTAATGAAGTGAATATACAATGTTTCATATGTGATAAACCTGCCAAATTTATTAATAAAGAAATATATTGTTGTAAAAAACATATAGTAAATACAGGACTATCGTTAATTGATAAAGAATTAGAAATAAAAAAATTAAAAAAAACAAAAGTGAATGATATTAAAGAATTATTTAAAAAGCATAATATTAATTTTAACGATAAACAAAGTAAAGTAATATTATTAGATAATTTTGAAAAAATAATAGAAGAAAAGTACGTGATTCCTTTTTCAAATAAAGTAAACTGTAATGATTTAAATTTAATAGAAATAGGTATTAATTTAAGGAATAAATTAGATAAACTATATGAAAATATAAAGATTGATACAGTTATAATAGAAAATCAAATTAGTCCAATTGCGAATAGGATGAAAACATTACAAGGAATGATAGCACAATATTTTATTTTAAAGGATACAATAGATATACATTTTATATCAGCTTCAAATAAATTAAAAGATTATGTATCAACAAAGACAACATATTCAGAGAGAAAACATAAAGGAATAGAAATATGTGAAGAAATACTAATAAATAATAGTGAAATATGTAAATATGTAGATATGTTTAATAATCATAAAAAAAAAGATGATTTAGCCGATTGTTTTTTACAAGGAATTTGGTATTTAAATAATAATAATAATTAAATTTAATATATTATTAATGTGTTTGATTTAAAATTAAAAGTTCTTATTAATTTATAATGATGAATGACTCAGATATAATTGATATTACTAACTTAGACTCAAGTAAATCTATTAATATAAATAGTTTAGATGATATTAATCCAATTGATATTGGAGGTTCAAAAACAGCTATTTTTGGTAGTGGTATAGAATTACTTATGAATGATAAAGTGAAGTCTGGAGGAAGTAATAAAATGTCTAGCGATATTAATGTTGATGATTTATCAAATCTAGAAAATGAATTAAATGAATTATCAGAACCAGTACAAAATAAAAAAAGTATGCGAAGTGATTTATTTTCCAATGGGTTTAAGATAAATGAAAAGATTGAAGATATTAATGATTATGAAGAAAACGATAATGGCAATCAGAGTGACCCATTAAATATTGGTATATCAACAAAACAACAATCTCAAGAAGAAAATAATAATTGGGATGGTTATGGAAAATTTAACGATATTCCTATTAATCCTGATATTACTAAGAGTAATATTGAACCAAAGATGTCTAAAGAAGAATTATTAAAAGATAAATTTACTTATTTACAAAAATTAGAACAATTAGAAAAGAAAGGAATTAAGTTAACAAAACATTATGATATGGACTCAAATTTATTAGAAATGAAAGGCGAATATGAGTCAATTATATCTGAAAAAGAGAAAAAAAATGCTGTTAAGTTTCAAGGAAAAATGTTAATGGCATGTATTACAGGATTAGAATTTTTAAATAATCGTGTTGACCCGTTTGATGTAAAATTAGATGGATGGTCAGAACAAATTAATGAAAATATTGACGATTATGATGAAATTTTTACAGAATTACACGATAAATATAAATCAAAAGCAACTATGGCTCCAGAGTTAAAGCTTATGTTTCAATTAGGAGGTAGTGCTTTAATGGTTCATATGACAAATAGTATGTTTAAGTCATCAATGCCTGGAGTAGATGATATTATGCGTCAAAATCCTGATTTAATGCAACAATTTACTAGCGCTGCCGTAAATTCTATGGGACAGACATCTCCAGGTTTAGGAGGATTTATGAGTTCATTATCAGGTTCACAATCTTCTCCTCTACAACCACCACAACAACAAATGAATCAAATGTCACAACAAAGACAAACACGTAATGTACCATCGTCTATAAATCCTCAAGCTAGTGGAGGTCCGTCCCCACCTGTAGCGACTCAGGGTCCCGAATCATCTCATCCACCAATTCGTTCTGGATATGTTCCTTTATCTAATAGACCTGATATAAACGCCAGTAGAAATATTCAACTACCTGAAAAATCTAAGAGAGCAGATATGAAAGGTCCGTCTGATATATCAAATATATTATCTGGATTAAAAGTTAAACAAACTGAGGTAAATATTCAAAATAATAAAGATGAAAAAAGTAGTACAATAAGTATTAGTGAACTTAAAGAATTACAAAACGATAACATTCCTTTGAAATCTAAACGTAGAAAGTCTGATAGAAATACAGTAAGTTTAGATATTTAAATAATATATTTAAATAATATATTTATTTCATTATATAATATATAAATGAGTAATAATGGAATAAATAATTTAGACGCTTCATATTTAATATATCAGAATGAATATGACGATGACTTTAATAATTTAGATATTAGTTTTAACGATTTTGACAATAATAACGATTCGTTTAGTAGGTTAGATGTATCGAATCCTCATGACGAATCAAATAGTTCATTAAACTATTCAAATATGATGGCTGCTCCTCGTGATTCATTAGATCTTGGAGATACTACCAGAGAAAGTATATCTATTAGTGATTTTAATGATAGTAATAATTCATTAGATTCGTCGCGTTTTCAAAATGATTCACGCGGTTCTTTACATTTATCACATTTAATGGATAATTCAGAAAATTCTATAAATGATGGAGATACCACTATAGAGAGTATGTTAAGTCATAATAATAGTAATACTAATAATCGATTAAATAATAACATCTCTCATGGGGCATTACATATGTCTGCTCTTCAAGGGGGTATAAAACACAAAAAATCCAAAACACACAAAAAATCCAAAAAATCCAAAACACACAAAACACATAAAAAATCCAAAACACACAAAAAATCCAAAACACACAAAAAATCCAAAACACACAAAAAATCCAAAACACACAAAAAAACTAAAACACACAAAAAAACTAAAAAATAAACTCACTTATAAAGCATATTTATTTATTATTTTATAGTTTATTGAATATTATTTTTATATTTATCAATAATATTAAATACCCCAATTCTATCATTAATACTAATATTAATATTTAGATTAGAATAACCGATTGTTTTATTTGAGTCAATTTGTAGATTATTTTCATATCCAAAACAGATTGATTCCTGATTCAATGATAATGTAGGAACATATAAATATATACAGTCGCATAATAAATTAAGTATTTTTGTTTGTTCATTTGAAATAATAAAATCATTAGTATTGTGTAAATAAATACGATAATATTCTTTATTATTAATATTAAATAATGATATATTATTGGTTAAAACAAATTCTTGTGAAATAATCATATTTTTATTTTTTTTTATTTTATTAACATGTATATTAGTAGGAACTAGAATATTTTTTTTACTCAATCTACATGTAGAATAATCAAGATATATAATATTAAATAACATATTAACAAATTTAGTCATTGTCTATTATAATATATAGAAATAATTTTCAATTTTTTTTTAAATTATAATAGTATTTGATAATATAGATATATATATTATGAATTAACATTATAATACCTATAAAATATATTATTTTTTCATAAGTATTTGTATTTATATTTATTGGTTCAATATAATTTATTAAATGATGATTTAATAAATTATCATTATTATGATTAATAAGTAAATCGTGATTATTGTTAATAATCATGATTGTATTAATTAAATTAGAATGAATAAGAGAATTTTCCAATTCATTGCGAGATATTATATTTAGAGACAGATTGTAACTTATACACATTATTTCATTAAGTAATTTAATAATGAAATAAAATAATATTATAATTTCAATTTTATTTTTATTAATATAAAAAAATGTATAGTAGAAATAAAGATTTATATATTTATATGGTTCACATAAATGTGTTTTAGTTGGATAGACATTATTGTTTATAAATTTAATCAAATCATTATTAATATAAGTATTTAATAATTAACAAATAATCAATTTTTTATATTAATTATTCATTAATTATTCATTAATATAAAAATTAAAAAAATATGACATATTATCTTTTATGTATTCTATAATAGCATTTTCATATTTATATAATACGTTGGCTACCAAGTACCCTAATAAATATCCAGCAATAACTTGAATACAGTTATGACATCCTTTCCCTACTCTAGCATATCCAACTAAAATAGTTGGGATATTATAATAGATTTTTTTCAATATATTGTCATTATTATTATTTCTTAATAATAATATTTCTATAACAAATGATACAATAGTAACATGTCCTGAAGGGAATCCAGATTGATTTTCAACTAATCCACCTTTATTGAATAAATCACAATTTTTTGCACCATCAGGTCTTTTAAATATTGGCGGATACCAACCATTAGTAACCAATTTAATAATAAAATGAATAGATATACAAACAATGGCTCCTATAATTAATATAATATCAAAAGTAAAAATAAAATAAATAATGATAAATAATGAAATGAGAGAAATTAAATCATAAATAGAATTTATTGTAATTATCATAATACAATATATTTATTATATTAAAATATTTTTTTATAAATATTCTTTCTAGTTTTATTTTTTTTCCAACCAATAGTTTTATTAGTATTCGTATTAGATGTAACTAGTGGGCGTGTATTATTATCAATCGGTATATATTGATATGATGCTGTTTTTTTCACTAGGTTTTCTTAAGCCAACCAGTGAATAATAATCATTAATAATATCCTGTTTTTTTTGGATACAATTAAGTTTGGTTGAATCAATAAAAGACATTTCTTTTCCACCGTGTAATACAAAATTAAGTTTTATTTCAATAATAGGTGTTTTTTTATCAGAAACTGGAACAATATTATACTTGTTATTCCAATTATAATTATTAATAATATATGGTTTCGTATTTATATATAGGTTATCTCCTTTTTTAAAAAATAAATCAAGAATGAATTTAATATTATTATATATAATCCCTTTTGTTTTTGATTGATTAATAGAAATAGGGTTATACATTTTTTTTTCTTTTAATCGAGTAAGAAAATTATCAAATTGAAAGGATGATAAAAATATTTTTTTAATATCTTCATCACCTAAATCTTTATCGAATAAATTTTTTTTTAATTTAATACTTGGTATAAATAGAATATTTGGAAAAGAGTTATATAGTATTGAATTTGACATAGTTGGTGTATATCGAATATCTTTAGAAATAATACCATTAATAGTTGAAGCATCAAATGTAATTTTTAATATATTATTATTCATCTTATAATAATAATATATAATTTATGTTAATGATTGATAATAATTTAACAAATCCATATTTCTTACATTTTCTTTTTGTTTTTTAGCCTTTTCTAATACTGCGATAGCTTCATTAATTTCATTATCACTAATAATACCATCTTTATTTTTATCAATATTCATAGAATATTTTTTAGATATAATACAATAATTACTATTATTATTTAATAAAAATTCAGATAAAATGATAAATGATGCTGTTAATATAAATGCTACAATAATATCTCTTGTACCCATCCAAGCCATAGTAAATATTAAAATCTCTTTAGCAATATTAGATTTAACAAAAGATTCCATTGAATCATTAAATCTAATGTCAACAAATCTTGAACCAATGTTTAACATTAGCATCATAATTCCAGTAAAATATTTACTTGAGTTTAAAGAATTAATATAATATAATGGATCCATAGTATATATATAGAAATAAGATAAAAATAAAAATAAAATAGTAATTTTGTATTTAATAATTTTATTTTATTTTAAAATTTAATACTAGAAAAATTTAATCTACCAAAATTATTTTTAAAATTAGAATCTATTTTTTTAAATTTATTATTCATGTTAGAAATTTCATTCTTAACATTAAATGAATAACATTTTTCACTTGATTTAGTATATCCAGTACGATTTCCAATCAAATCAACTATAAATTTAAGTGTATATGAATATATTTTATATATAATATTTCTAATAAAATTTGGTATTATGGATTTATAAATCATATTACTAAAACTGCCAATTGAACCAAACACATAAAATAATATACAATTTGGTAGAGAAATAATTTTATCTACAATAATTTTTAATACTTGAAATAAAAATACAAATATACTAGCTATACCAGCTATTAATGAAATAATTGGGTCTACCAAACCTTTTTTAAATATATCTCCTAATTGTGTAAATATAGATTTCATTTTTTTTTCAAAAAAATCAACCGTATTTTTTTCAATTTGTTTACCAAGTGATTTCATTTTACCATCTATTTGTTTAGGTAATTTACCAACAGTTTTTCCGATTGAATTAACAGTATTACCAATTTTACCAATATCTTTTAAACCAAAATTCTCAATTGTATTTTTTTTATATAAAAATAAAAAGAAAAAATGAAGTATACTTATAAAAAAAATTATAAAAATAACTTTTTTATATTTTTTATTTATAATTTTATAATCCATAATATATTATAAAATTATAAAATTATAAAATTATAAAATTATAAAATTATTTTATTTTTAATTCGTTAGATACATTTAATATCGAGTGTCCTAAACGAATTACACCATTAAATAAATTACCCAATGCTTTATCTATTTTTAAAGCTTCTTTAGCTTTTTCAGCAGCTTTTTCAGCAGCCTTTCTTGCTTTTATGGCAGCTTTTCTAGCAGCTTCTTTAGCTTTATTAGCAGCTTCTTTAGCTTTATTAGCAGCACGTCTCATTCTTCGTCTAAATTTATTCATAAATCCTTCTTTTTGAGGAAACAATATATAATAAATGATATATATAAAATAAATTAGATATAATATGATTATTAGATAAAATATAAAATTAGATATAATGATATTATATTTTTTATTCATATAATAGTTAATAATATTAATTATTTTTTTTAATACTGTCTTCTCTATTTATATTATTATTTTTAGAATCTTCAGGTCTTAGGTTTTGTTCATTTGTTATTTTATCATTTGAATCAATAATTTCAAAATCACAATGTAAATCACAAGGATTACATAATGTATCATCTTGGAATTTAATATTTGGAAAACTTTGTTTAATCATTTTAGGTGTAATTTCTTTATTCTGTTTTAATAATTTTTTATTTTCACAATTATTAAGTCTAAATTTGTTTTGGGGCGATATTGTATTAGAATCTTTAGAAGATTTGTTATTTTCCATACCTTCAATATTACCTTCTTTTAATGAAATAAAAAATAAAAAAACTATAATACCAAGTAATATATGATGATATGTTGTTATAATAATTAATATAATAATTATTATCTTTCCTAAAACATTATCAATATTAAATATATCAATTAAATTCATTCTATATAAATTAAACATATATTTTTTCAGTAAGTTAATTAAAATATAATCTATATTTTTTATAAGTAAGTAAAATGTCTTTAGCAATGTATGCATCAGATTTTAATAATGAAGAAAATATTAGACCTACGCAAAAAAATAAAAATTATAATAGAAACAAGACCTTAAAAAGAAAGGATACTAATAAACCAAATCCAAAAGTTGAATCAATGTTACAAAAAATTCATGAAAATGACGAAAGCGACGATGATAATAACTATCAACCGGTTCAACTGCCTTCATCAGCAGGACTTGAACGAATGGAAAATAGTAGTATGAATAATACAAAACAATATAGTGAACAATATAATGAACAATATAATGAAAATATTATGAGTGAACAAAAAAATAATGGTAATAACACACATGGTTCACAACAAGAAGGATTTACTCAATTACCTAGTGAATATGCTAAACAATATTATCAACAATATATACCTTATCATAATCAAAGTTCTGATGATTTAACACCAAATGGTGCTAATAAAGATGAATTATTATCAAAATTAAATGAAATAGTTTATTTATTAGAAGAACAGCAAAATGAAAAAAGTGGAAATGTTACAGAAGAATTGATTTTATACTCATTTTTAGGAGTATTTATGATTTTTATTGTAGATTCATTTGCTCGTGTTGGAAAATATGTTAGATAATTCAAAAAAAATGACTTAAATAATAATTTATGTATTAAAGTATAATGGATAGTATTGTAATGGAGACAAGTGAAACAAAAACTAATAATTCCCAACAAGAAACACCAACCCAAATACCATCGCCACAACAACCAGATATTACTAGTATTGTAATTAATGATGAAAATACAGCATTAAATGTAATGGTATCTTTTCTAAATTTAGCCCAAAAACGTGGTGTTTTTAATATGCAAGAATCAGCAAAGTTATGGGAATGTATCCAAACTTTTGTTAAAAAATAAAAATAATTTATTTATGAAAATAATAAAATAAATTATTTAAGAAGGTTTTTGAAAAACATATAAATATTGATATTCTAATTGTGCCATAAGTAAATCTACTTGTGAAAAACTAATAAATCCAGTTTCTTTAGCCATATTTACAATGGATTTTATAGATGGAATCCACATATTATGAATATTTTCTCTTTTTTTATTGGAATTTGAATTTGAAGTATCTTTAAATAATTCCTTAAATTGAACAAAATCATTTGGAAATACTTGAAAATCTGATGTATAATGAAATTTATCAAATACTACATTTGATTTTGTGATACGTGTATCAGTAAAACTTTGTGGATTAATCATAACAAATGGTTTTCCAACAGGAACAACTGGATCAAATTTATTTTTATCAACTAATTGAATAACAAAATATCCTCCAGGCATTAACCATTCATATACATTTTGCATAAATTCTTTTTTGTTTTTATAATAATAAAAATTCATGTTTAAAGATAATGTATGTGTAAATTGATTATTATTAAAAGTATTAGCTGTCATAGGAGTTCCTTGTATAAAATTTAAAGTAGGATATTCATTTTTAGCATATTTAACCATTGATTTTGATTCATCTAAACCAGTAACATTAAATCCTTCTTTAGCAAAAGTATTATTAATATGTCCAGTAGTACTTCCTAAAATTAAAATTTTACTTTCGCTTGTTGGTTTTGTAAGATTTATAATACTTCCTACTTCATATTCATTAACCATTTGTCTATAAAATAATTCATCATAAATACTAGCATAAAAATCATCAAATAAATTCATACCTTTTTTTGTTACAAATTTTTCTACTTGATTATTAATAAACCCTTCATGTATTATTGTATCAGTACATGATTTATAAACAGAAATTAAGATGAATATTAATGCTAAAAGAATAAGTAAATTAACCCAAATAGGTATTTTATTAACATATCTTTCTATTTTATTGTATACTTTTATTAAGTCCATTATGTATATTTATGTTATTTTTTTTATAAGAAAAAATATATGGATGAATTTGAAATAAATGATATGAGAAGCGAGAATGAATTTAAAGGTGTAACGTTTTCAAAATTTAAAAAAAGTGAAGCTAAAAAAGAATTAATCAATAGTCTTTCAAATGGCAAAATAGAATATGCCTTAAATTGGAGTGCTGAATTTATTTGTTGTGGTTCTTTTATTGAATTATGGGATATAATATTAAATTTTGTAGGAAAACATATTCATATAGGTAATCCTAAATTACCTATTTATTTAGAATTAAGATTTAATAATTTTAAAGAAATTATTTCAAATTATATTGGGTTTGAAATAAATATGCGTAATAATGATAAAGTTAGAAAATTATTTGCGGAAATCATCACAATTATTTGTAACTCTAAAAAAAAGCATTCCATTGAAAGTATTAAAATAAAAAAACAAGAAGAATTCGATATGACAACAATGTCTACACGTTTAAAAGCTCCTACTATTAATTATGCTTCTGAAATATTTAAAAAGGAGGATCCAAAAGAATTATTTATTGCTATGAATGAATTAGCATATCATTTATCTAAAGATTCTTTAAATTCTTTAGAAACATGTTATTGGATTGAATGGATTCTTGAATTTGAAAATTTGTGTAAGAAAAAAAAAGAACTATGTATTTGTGAACGAAGAACGTTTGTGAATGTTGATGAAAAATTTCAAAAAGAGCCAATATGGATGATATGGGATATAATATTTCATATTAATTCTAAAAATAAATCTGAAATATCTAAAAAGATTTTAAAAAGTATATTTGAATTATTTTGTATTCGTTATACAAGTGGTTCTAAGCGAAAAAGAAAGTATTTAATTTATTTTGCTGTTTCTATTATTACTGAAAAATTTGATGATAAAATAAATATAATCGAAAATAAAGATGTTGTAGATAATATAACTAAAAAAATTAATTTAATTTATAGAGAATTAAAAAAAAATGAGGAAAAACCAGCAACTGATTATTTGTTTAGTGGTATTGAAAAAAGTAATACTGAAAAAACAATTGAAAAATTAGAAATGTTAAGAGAAATGGATACACTTATACGAATATAATATTCAAATGTGTGGAATATATATTATCCAAACACATTTTCATCATCATATGTTATATATAAAAATCCATCACTATCTTTATTGATATGATATACATTTATCATTGTGGAACTAGTTGATGGCATTGTTCCATTTATAAATATAAATATTGCTTTATCTGGTGAGAGAAGTAATCTTTTTCGAATTACATAGATAAATTGTCCAACAGTAAAATCAGATGGTATTAAATATTTTTTTTTATCAATCTCTAATTTAGATTTTTTAGATTTTTCACAAATAACTGGTATACGTTGACCAAACTTTTTTAAAATACGGTTACATTCCTCAAATCTATCATCAAATGAATAAATATCTTTAAATCTCATATAATTATTCATGTATTAATATTTAATACCTAATATTTAATACCTAATGTTTTATATGTGATAATGGTGACTATATAAAATAAACATCCACCCCAGAATGAATCTATTATAGCAGGTATTAATTTATATTTATTAAATAATGCATAATTAGTACTATCAAATATTCCATATATACAAAATCCTAACAAAAACGCATTATTGGGAGTATTTCTCTCTTTAATAATAAACTTGTACAATACTAATATTAAAAGAATGTAACAAGCAATTGCTCCATAAATATTTAGTTTAAATTCTTCTTTTTGAATTTTCTGAATCATTGGTCTAAATAATGGTCCCCCTATAGATGATAAATATATACTATCTAAAGTTAACATAGTAAATGCTGGAATTATATAATCCATTATATATTAATGTAATATTGTAATATTAATTCACATATTCATTTTATAATTAAGAATAGTATTTTATATTTTTATATAACATGTTTTATATAAATGTCTATGAGTAAAACAAGTATAATTCCACGAGGAATAACGAATGATATTAATAACGACCCTAGTGAAAAAAGTTCAGATACTTTATTTGGATTTAATAGTAATAATGATGATTATAATCAATCATCTAATAAATCATCATATACGAAATCAAACTATTTTAGAATTGGTATGATAATTGTTATATTATTATTTTTGGGTATTAATATTTTTTCACATTTAGGTGATTTTTTTCAACATTTAAAAGATACGACCGCACCAGTTATTGAAAGTATATTAAAAAATTTAGGATATGTTGTTACAGAAACAACTAAAGATGTTACTGAATTAACGGCTACTGGAGCTAAATTAGGTGTAGATGTTGCTGCTGGTACAGTAGAAAGCGGTATAGATGTAATTCAAGGACAATTAGATATTGACGAAAATCAAAGTTCACAAAATAATAATTCATCTAAAAATATTAAATCGATAAAAAGAAAATCTATGAGCAAATCTTTATCGAATGCATTGGCTAATGCTGAATCGAATTCTGAACCACTACCAGATGATGCAACAAGTTCTACACAAAGAAATGGTTCAAGTAAAACAGGGTATTGTTATATAGGTGAAGATAGAGGATTTCGTAGTTGTATATCTGTAGAAGATTCAGATGTATGTATGTCAGGAGAGATATTTCCAAGTAATGAAATTTGTGTGAATCCTTCATTAAGAGAATAATAATTTACCTGGTTTTGTTCCTGTACTTCTAGCATATTTTGGAATTCTAGGTTGACCGGTATTTGGTCCATATTGTGGCCATTTTTCAGAACCTCCTCTATATGTTCTTTGAATTTTATAGTTTGTCAATGGTACATCTACATCTGGCCAATTGGTAATAGTTCTCAATGGTCCAGGAGTATCATTTTGACTAGTTAAACCAGATATTTTATTAGCACCAGGGCATAATAAAATATTATTTACAAGTTTTAAATTTTGAATATTTGGATTAGTTGTATTATTATTTTGTGTAGCGTATGTTTTACCTCTAGGTTTTCCAATACCTCTAGCTAACCTTGAGAATTTCTGTTTTTTAGAGAAATTCGCATTATTATTTTTATATTGGAATATAACTGCTTTACGTTTTTCATTTAGTGTTTCATACGAACTATTATTATCATATAAAGGAACATTTGTTACATCTTGACAATTTCCATTATTTCTAGCCCAAATAGTAGTTTGTTCTGATAAATTATTATTCCAATCACATCCATTTTGCATATTTATATAATAATAAACATATTTATTATTATATTTTTATATTTTTTAAGGATTATATCCATCCTTGTTTCCTGTAAAAAACCATCTAAGTGATAAGTATTTAGGCATACTAGTACTACTTGTTAATTGACTATTACTAGACATTTGTAGATTTGGTCCCTTATCAACAATTTGTTGAATCTCAGCAGTTCCTAAACCATAACTAAAATATCTCAAATCAGATAAATAACCAGAAAATCCACCATTCATTGCTACATAAACATCGCCATAATTTTGTTTTGGAACACCTCTCATAAGAAGACGTTTTGCTAATTTTCCGTTAATATATGCATCTAACTCATTATTTTCTACTCTAATTTGAACACACACCCACTTATTCATAGGAATATCATCAATAATTAATTCTTCTTTAATATGATTAAATGTATTCATTACTACTACCAAAGCATTTGTATTTGGCGCAATATATAAACCTGGTGCGTTATTCGGACTGTTCATACCATATGGTTTTTTTGTATAATTAATATCATCATTTCCTTTATGGAAAATATGCTTATATTGTCCCTTTTGATAAACTAAATCATCGATAAATAACCATATAGAATAACTAAATTCAATACCTTCATTAGCATTATCAGACCTAATAACTGGTATTGAACCGTTAGTATTAGGATCTTGTGGTATAGTTATCATTGTTTTCGCATCAACCATGCCGTTAACTAAATAAGGAGAACTATTATAAGAAAATACCCATGTTAAAAATCTCGTACAATATTTAATAGCAACTACAAAACAAATTAAAACTAATAATAAAAATGCTACTTTTGCTACTAAACTATTTGATTCTAAAAAATCTTTTGTTCCATTTACGGATTTATCCGTTTTAAAAGTATTAAATGAAGATGGTCCCGAAGAAATATTTCCTATATCCATATCTATATATAATACATAAGAAATTTAGATATGATATTTAATATATATTTTAAATAGTAACAGAACCTTGTTCTTGTCCATCATTTAAAAATTCAACTTTAATTTCGTAAGGAAAACTAAAACCGCCTGACCCACCATAACCTTTTCTATAAATATTATATGCTTCTTGAGGGTTTAATGAATCAGCATAATAATTGACATTGGAAGTATATCCAGAAAATCCACCTAAAGGTGTTATATATACTGGTGCATTATTAGCAATCTTAGCAACACCTGGAAGAACACATGTTCTTACTAATTTACCATCAATATATACATCCATAGTTCTACCATATAAACTAATAATAACATTAACCCATTTTTGTATAGGAACATTCGCAACATTACATGTATGTTTAGTTCCAGTAGATGAACCAGATGATGAGTATACTGTTGTTTCAACTTGAAGATTATTCTCAATTGCTCCTAAAGTTATTGATGGTGAAGGATTTAAATCATTATCTAATCTTCCTAAAATAATCTTTGGTTCTCCATATCTATAACTCCAATCATTTATATAAAACCATGCAGAATAAGCATAATTTGCCGCGTTATTTTGTGCTAAATCACTTGCCGCAATTTTTGTAACCTTTGTAGCATCATTTAAACCACTAATCTTATTTTTCTGTCCCATAAACCATCTAATAATTATGATAAATAATATGATAGATACTACACCTATTGCAATATTTTTAACTGATAAATCCATAATATATAATATACCTTTAGAAATTTTTACTAAATTATAGGAGGATTTAAATTATGAACTGAGTTGTACAACCAATTTATTTTCCCTCTTGAAATATTATTTCTAAAATATTTAACATTGCAAATCCCTCCATATAATCCATTATTTGTTCCAGAAGTTATAAGTGTATTTGATTTATATGGTATATCATCTGTAGTAGATGATACTAATTCATTATTTATAAATATATCAAACGATAACCCATCGTAGTTTATAATAATATTATTCCATTTTTGCATTGGAAATTTCGTAGTTTGATAAATATTATTTTCAGTATTTCTTTGAGTTTTCATTTTAATACGAAGTTTATTTTTTAAAACATTATATTGAATATCGGGTTTATCTCCTACATTTAATATAGATGTATATTCATCATATTGTGAATTAGTCTCTGGAGGATTAGAATTAATATAGAACCAACCTGAAATAGCAAATTTATAACTAAATTCTTTGTTATCATTAATAGATGTAATATAATTTACATCTTGAAATGACCCTAAATTAGTTAAAACATTTAAATTTTTTGGTTCTGTTATTAATTCGGTTGTATTATGATACATAACTTTTTTTATTATCAATGGCATAATAAAATATAAACAAATTAATATTATTTCAGATAAAAACAATATTATGATTGGTTTAGTTGTTATTTGATATTGGTTTTTAAAATAATCTACTAGCTCCATTATAAGACATGGAATAAATGTAATTATTTTAATTAATAGTTTTAACCACGATGGTGCTTTTTCTTCAGGTTCTCCATTACTACTACCTATACCTAAATACTTTATTACTAATGTAAATAATCCTACAAATATAAGAATATTAATTCCCATAAGTAAAAAACTACTAAAATTAGAAAAATAACTTGATAAATAAAAAAAGACAAATACTAAACTTATTATTAAACAAATAAACATAATAGAAGAGAATAATTTGCCTATAAAGGAAATAGTTTTTGTATTATTGTCTTGTTCGTTTTCAAATAATTCTTTTTTTCTATTAAAAAAAAACATTAATAATATTATTAAAAACCCACCACATAATGTTAAGAAAATACCAAGTCCTTCATTTGTATTTGTTATTATATCATATGGATTTTTAGCAAAAATAATACTCATAAGAATAATATATGTAATCAATAGTATTATAAACCCAAACTCAGTCATATGTATTGATACATAAAATATAATTAATTTATATATATATTCCATAATATTGATAATTTTTGTTAAATAACTAGTTCCTGAATCATCAAAAATTGGTAGTTCCTTTTTTTCAGTTGTATTAGAGTTAGTATTTACCATTTAATAAATCATTAGAAATAAATTAAAGGTTTTCCATCGCTGTTTTTTTTCCATGACAATCTCTACATAAAGCTACTAAATTATCGACATGATTAGAACCACCATTTTCTAATCTGATTTTATGATCAACTTCAAACCATGCTGGTAATTGTTTTTGACAATGTTCACAGTCCCATCCTTGTTCAGATGCTACGAACTTTTTCTTTGTTTCACTTACACAACGCTTTGTACTTTTTTTACCCGATTCCATAATACGATTAATCTGATGTTGTTCTTGTTGTTGATGATTACCACCTGTAAACGGTGTTTGATTTGTAAAATCTATTAATGGACTAAGAATATCTAAAGAAGATTGACCACTTGGCATATGTTTAATTATATTAGTTGCTTGTTGAACCATATTCTGAGATTCAGACGGATTTTTTTTTAAAAATAAATATATACTTAACCCTGCAAAAGCAAACCCTATCATTTTAAAATATTTTTGCCAAGATTGTAATATTTTAATATAATTACCATCATGATATGTATTTGCTATAAAAAAACCAGTTATAGCTAAAATTAATATTTCTGATTTCATATAATATTTATAAAGTTTATATTTTTTAATAATTTAATAACTATTTTATTTAATAAGTATATTTTATCTTTAGAAATTGAATTATTATCAACTAACCAATCATGTAAATCAATACCCGCATCAGGCATATTAAGAATAGATACGTTATTTAGTTTTGAATTAATATTGGATTTGTTTATACCATATCTTGTTAAAGAAACACATTTTTTATCAAAATTAATCATATCATCTTTTGATAATTTATCAGGATAACATATTTCAATATCTAATAAATAATATTTTTATAATTTCTTATACCTTCGAGTTTTGATTTAATTTTATTAATTTCTAATATTTCTTGTTTACCATGTTGTATAAGAGACATTTTACTAACACAAGTAGTTTTATTTTGTTTACCTTTACATTTTAACACAGGTTTAAATATACATCCAAATCCACCAGATGTTAATGCTTGTCCACCCGATTTACGTCTACCCTTTTTTTAGTTTTATTATTTTTTGTGTATTTATATTCATATATATATTTACGTTATAATTATTTTTTATATAAATAATAACTTCCACCAATTAATACAATAATAACACTACAAAATAATAATTTTTTTCTATACTTAATTTGTTGATGTAATATAATTTCTTTAGGTTTATATAACTCGTGATAGTTTTCTAATGCTTCAGTTAATGTAATTTCATCTTTACCAACCATGATATTAACTTTATTATGAATAAAATGAACCCATTTAATAAAAGAGTCTTTACCTTCTAAATAAGGAGATATTGGATATTCATCTAATAATTTACTAAATTTATTTCCTATTTCAGGATGAGGAATTAATAAAGGTAAATTTTGTATAAAATCATAATATTTTTTTTTAGTAGTTTCATTTGCTTTTAACGGATATGAAATAGCCATTGTCATTATAAAAAACCAAAAATGTGGTCCCCATACTGTAGAATCAAACGATTTTTCTGTCATTAAAATTAAACAATATAAAAAGATAGACAAATAAACATATAGTAAATGAATAAAACAATTAATTTTTGTAATAATTGTGGAAAATCAGGACACATATTTAATAAATGTAAACATCCAATAATTAGTATAGGTATAATACCAGTTAGATTAAATAATAATAATTTAGAATACATGATGATTAATCGAAAACATAGTCTAGGATTTGTAGATTTTATTAGAGGTAAATATCCATTAAATAATTATAATTATTTATTAAATATATTTAATGAAATGACAAATAATGAAAAAAATAAATTAAAAACATTAACTTTTAATGAATTATGGAATTATTTATGGGGAAATGATATTGGAATTCAATATAGGTGTGAAGAAAAATCATCTAAAGAAAAATATGAATTATTAAAAGTGGGTATAGAAACATCTACAATATTATATAATTTAGATACAATAATAACAAATTCAAATACACAATGGAATGAACCTGAATGGGGATTTCCAAAGGGTAGAAGAAACTTTCATGAAAAAGATTTAAATTGTGCTTTAAGAGAATTTGAAGAAGAAACCGGATATTTAAAGAGTGACATAAAAATTGTACAAAATATACTTCCATATGAAGAAATATTTACAGGTTCTAATATGAAATCTTATAAACATAAATATTTTATCGGGTTTATCGAATCAAATATAACAAATACATATGAATACCAAGAAACCGAAGTATGTGATGTTAAATGGTTAAAATATACAGATTGTATTAATAAAATAAGACCATATAATTTAGAAAAAATTAATGTATTAAATAATGTGAATAAAGTTTTACAAGAATATAGATTATATTAATAATATATAAGTATTATGAAAAAATCTAATCAAAAACCTAAAAAAAAAGTTTTGAAATTAATAAAAAAATCCACTATATTTGAAGATAATATAGGAGATATTTCATTTAATAAAATAAATTTAGACAAAATAGATAGTAATAGTAAAAATTTTTTAAATAAAAAAGAATTATTAAATAGAAAGTTTATTTCAGAAAATGAAAGTAAATTTGAAAACTTATATCCGTCATTAGATGACCCAAATTTTAATATTAAAATAGCCATAAAAAAAGAATTTAACGAAACAAAATATGATGGTACTATTTATGATATTGAATCGCAAGCAAAAAAGTTATGTAATGCTGATTTTGAATTATCTCCTAATCAATTATTTGTTCGAAATTTTTTAAGTTTTCAAACACCTTATAATAGTTTATTATTATATCATGGTTTAGGAACAGGCAAAACATGTAGTGCTATTAGTGTATCAGAAGAAATGAGGGATTATTTAAAACAATTAGGTATAACACAACGAATCATTATAGTAGCTTCACCAAATGTTCAAGATAACTTTAAGTTACAATTATTTGATGATAGGAAACTTATCTTAATCGATGGATTATGGAATTTAAGAGCATGTACTGGTAATAAATATTTAAAAGAAATAAACCCGATGAATATGAAAGGTTTATCAAAAGAAAAAGTAATTAGACAAGTAAACCGAATTATACACAATTCTTACTTATTTCTAGGATACATTGAATTTGCAAACTATATACAAAATATATCAAAAGTAGATGAAGATATAACTCCAAGTCAGAAGAAAAATGAAATGGCAAGAAAATTAAAAAAACATTTTAGTAATAGATTGATAGTTATTGACGAAGTTCATAATATTAGAATTAGTACAGAAAAACAAGATAAAAAGATTGCTCAAGAATTATTAAATTTAGTAACACATGTAGATAATTTAAGACTATTATTTCTCTCAGCAACACCAATGTATAATAGTTATAAGGAAATAATTTGGTTACTAAATATCATGAATAAAAATGATAATCGCTCCACAATTGAATTAAAAGATGTTTTTGATAAAGATGGTAACTTATTAATCGATTCATATGGTACAAATATTGGCGAAGAATTATTAAAAAGAAAGGCAATTGGGTATGTATCATTTGTTAGAGGTGAAAATCCATATACATTTCCATATCGTATATTTCCATCATTGTTTTCTATTAAAAATACATTTAAAGAACTACCATATCCACGAAAACAATTAAATGGAAAGGAAATAATTCAACCTTTAGAACATTTAGATGTGTATGTAAATCAATGTGGAGATTATCAACAATTAGGTTATAATTACATAATTGATAATATTATTAAAAAAACGAATAAAAATAAAATGCCAAATTTTGAAAATTTAGATTCATTTGGTTATACCATTTTACAAAAACCATTACAAGGATTAAATATGATTTATCCTACAAAATTATTAAAAAAAGAAAATCCGAAATTTGATTCAAAAATTATGTTAGGAACAGAAGGATTAACAAATTGTATGAAATGGAATCGTGAAAAACCATATCAAAATTTTGAATATAAAAATAATGATTTTGGAAAAATATTTGATATAGAAGAAATCGGAAAATATAGTTCAAAAATTAAAAGTATCATAAATAATATTTATAATTCAAATGGTATTATATTGATTTATAGTCAATTTATAGATGGAGGTGTAGTACCTATGGCATTAGCATTAGAGTCTATAGGTTTTACACGATTTGGAAATAAAGCATCGAACTTATTTAAATCACGACAACATCCAATGATAGATTCAAAAACTTATTTACCAAAAGATAAAATGGAAAATCCAGATGAGTTTAACCATGCAACTTATACATTATTAACAGGTGAAAAAATATTATCACCAGACAAAGTATATGATTTAAAAAATTTGACTGATGAAGATAATAAGTATGGAGAGAAAATAAAAGTAATAATTATTTCTATGACTGGTTCAGAAGGATTAGATTTTAAAAATTTAAGACAAGTTCATATATTAGAACCATGGTATAACTTAAGTTTAATAGAACAAATTATAGGTAGAGCTGTTAGAAATTGTAGTCATAAACAATTACAATTTAAAGAGAGAAATGTGGAAATATTTCTTTATGGAACAATATTAAATGATGATGAAGAAGATAAAGAAGCAGTTGATTTATATATATATAGAATAGCTGAAATGAAAGCTTTACAAATAGGTAGAGTAAGTAGAATATTAAAAGAATCATCAGTTGATTGTTTATTAAACATTGATCAAACACTTTTTACAGAAAAAAATATGAATACTATTGTTAAACAAGAATTATCTAATAAAATGATAATAGATTATGCTATTGGTGATAAAGCTAAAACAGTCTCATGTGATTATATGGATACATGTGACTTTAAATGTAAACCATTCAAAACAATTACAGATAAAGATATTAAATTGGATAATTATAATGAATCATTTATAATGATAAATACTGATAAAATTATTCAAAGAATCCGAAATTTATTTAAACAAAGATTTTTTTATAAAAAAGATAGATTAATTAGTGAAATAAATGTAGAGAAAATTTATTCAATAATACAAATTAATGTAGCTTTAACAAGTTTAATAAATGACAAAAATGATTATTTAATAGATAAATATGGTAGATTTGGAAGTTTAATTAATATTGAAGAATATTATCTATTTCAACCAATTGAATTGAATAATGATAATATTAGTATATTCGATAGGTCTGTTCCAATTAATTATAAATCACATATGATAAATGTTCCAATTAATATAACAGATATAACCGAAGAACCAATTACAACTATTGATGATAAAACTATTGATGATAAAACTATTGACGATAAAACTATCGATCATTCTATTTCGTTAGAGAATATAGATGTTTATAATAAAATTAAACACCATTTTTATATAGGTAAACGTTTTATTTATGATATTAAAAGAGGTGAATCAGATTGGTATATATATTTAGCTAATATGAGAACTAATAATATTCTTGAAACTGAAATAGGAATAAATACCGAAATATTTGATAATTTTTTAATAGCTCATATTTTAGAAAAACTATCATTTAATGATACATTAAAAATATTAAACATAATTTATTTTGAAGAAAAATTTAATAAATTAAGAATTCCTCATCTCAATGAGAATGATAATAAGGAATATATGGCAAAATATTTAAAAAAAGAATTAGAAATACCAATTCTTGAAAGTGAAAATAATAATGATATCGAATATATTATCATAACAGCATGTAAACAATTAGGTGTTATTAAAGAAAATAATCAAGATAAAGATAAAGAAAAAGAAGTATATGATAATGATTTTTTAATTAAAAAAGCACAAGAATGTTATAATATAATTTCTAATTATAAGCCAGAATTATTAATAAAAGCATATTATGATAATAAATTATTAATTAATAAAGGTATTACAGGAATTTTGTTATCTAAAAAAGATGTTAAATTAAAGAAAAATGTACAAACATTATTAGTATTAGATAAATTAAAATGGGTTGATGGTGAACAAGAAGATTATACAGATTTAGCTAGTTCTATAAAACAAATATTAATATCTATATCCGATTATAATTTATATATTGGATTTATGGCGCCATTATTAAACGAAGATATTAACATATTTAAAGTAAAAAGTATGAGTGATAATAGAAGTAAAGGAGCTAGATGTGACCAAACAACAAAAAGTAACGCATTAAAATTATTAAATAATATAATTGATAAAAATATAGATTATAATTACGATGATAAATATTCGAAAGATAAACATAAGAGTCATTTTTGTATATTACAAGAAATGTTCTTAAGATATTTTGATTATACTAAAAAAAATAATAAGAGATGGTTTATATCACCTGACGAATATATTATTAATAATATTGAAAAAATTCATTTTAAAAATAAATAAAATAAAATTGAACATAATTAAAGAATAAACTTCTATTTATATAATAATATAATAATATGAAATTACAAATTGAAAAGAAAAGAGAATCTCCTATGGACCTAGGTGTTTATAATAAATCATTATTATCTAGAAAGATATATATTCCTTTTAAAAAGGTTAATAAGAATATTAAGGAATTGTTAGAAAAAAATATTAAAAAAGAAATTGAAGGAAAGTGTTCGATTGAAGGTTTTGTTAAACCAGCCTCAACAAAAGTATTAAGATATTCTAGTGGATTATTAGTTGAAGACCTTATTACTTTTGATGTAGTGTTTGAATGTTTAATATGTTGTCCTGTAGAAGGAATGAATATTAAATGTATTGTTAAAAATAAAACACAAGCTGGTATTCGTGCACTTATAGATGATGACATATCGCCTGTTGTAATTTATGTAACAAAAGATCATCACTATGATAATAATTATTATAATAGTCTTAATGAAGAAGATGAAATTAAAGTTAGTGTAATTGGTCAACGTTATGAATTAAATGATAACCAAGTAAGTGTTATTGGAAAAATTGTAGAACCAAATAATAACGATAAATATAAGAAAAACATTCCTAAGTAAATTATAATTAAATAATTAAATAATTATTTAAAAAGATTACTCAATATATTAATAATGAGTAATCTAAATTTTTTAAAAGAAAATATTGAAAACTTGACAAAATTTCATCAAATAGAAGTTTTAAAAATTATTAAATCCGATAAATCTATTATTATTAATGAAAATAATAATGGTATCTTTATTAATTTAACTAATGTTTCGAATGATATAGTTGATAATATTAGTAATTATTTAAAGTATGTTGATACTCAAGAAAAACATCTTAATGATGTAGAAGACGAGAAAGAAAAAATATCAAATATATTTTTTAAAGATAATAAAGATAACACATGTATATCTATTAATGAGTAATAATAATTTACAAATATTAAAAGAATTAAATAATTTTATGCTAACTTCAAAAAACATATGTAATATTGAAGTTATCAATAATAATAATAATACAACTAAAGAAAAATTATATTCTAATACAAAATATAATATTACAGAACCATCATTAAAAGATATTTTTTTTCCTACTCAAAATGACCAGTTATTTTGGTGTTTTTATATTATTTTATATGATACAGTTCAGTATGATATGATAACTAATTTTTTTACAAAAGAATATGAAATTAAATATAAATTAATTGATGAGATGAGAGATAATAAAGAAATTTTTAAACCTATTAAAATTAGTAAAAATAATGTTGAAACTGAATTAATGTATAGTAAAAAAATTTCTATGACTACTATTAAAGCATTATGTTATTTAAAACAAATTAATGTATTTTATATCGATAGTAGTAAATATTATGAAATTATAGTTAATGAAAATAATCCTATATATGTTATTGAAAAAATTAATAATAATTATGGAATTAAAAAAAATGTTAGTTCTGATAAAATAAATTATTATCGTAATAATTTTTGGAAATTAGAAAGTTTAGATAAGCCATTAAAAGCTATATCTAGTTATAAAGCTGATGAATTGAGGGATATTTGTAAAAAAATAAAAATAGAATTTGTAAAATTAACAAAGCCTCAAATGTACGAAAAGATATTATATAAATTAAATAATTAAAATTATAATTAAAATTGATATTGAAACTAATATAAAATAATATGTTAAAGTATATATACAATGACGGAATTAACACCACAACAACAATTTGATCAACTTATAAGTAAATATTTAGAACATACTAATTTAATAGATGAATCTCAAGAAAAAAAATATAATAAAGTTACAAAAAATGAATCACCTGAATTCGAAATTCGATTTGGTACAAAAGGATATAAAAAAATATCAAGAAATGATTTTGATAATGTTGTTCAAAAACTTAAATCTTATGATATGACTATGATTAGTAATAATATTCCTACTTTAAAAATTAATCAAGAATATGTTGATAAAAATACTGGTAAAACAAAACAATCTAATATTCGTGTTGAAATTGAAGGTATTCATGCCATTCAACAATATTGTAAATTAGATACTATTAATACAAATAAAATATCACCTAATTTTGTTCAAAAATATAACCCAATAATAAATGATGAACGAATTAGACCTGTTGACATCAATCATTATAATTTAAGAGCAGATTTTAAAATTGAAAATATAATTGACCCAACTAGTTCAATCGTAGAAAATTTAAAATCTAATTGGAAAGATAATAAGAAGACATTTCGTTATATAACTAGAACAACCTTTCAACATAATGATTTTCCTATTAAATTTGATTTAAGTATAGTAAAGGAAGGAAAAAAAGAAGAAATTACATATACAGACAGAAAAATAAATAAAAAAATAAAAAAATTTATTCCAAAACCAGAATATACTATTGAAGCATCTGATGTATTTAATGATATTGAAAAATATGAAATAGAACTTGAAGTTATTAATCATGATACTATATTAGGAACTCGATATAGTAATGTTAAAAACTTATCAAATAATTTGAAAAAAGCGATTCGATTAGTATTATCAGGGCTACAAAACACAAATTATCCTGTTACATATAAGGAAATTGATGAAATCGGACTTCAATATTTAAAATTAATTCATAAAAAAGATTATAATGATAAGATGAGAATGAGATCAAATATGTTTATAGGACCTCAACCAGTTACATTACAAATGATTAATGTTTCACCTATTAATGAGGATGTAGTTGCTCCAAATATTCGTAATAATTATTGTGTAACTGAAAAAGCGGACGGAATGAGAAAATTACTATTTATTAATAAAGATGGTAAAATGTTCTTAATAGATATTAATGCAAATATTCAATTTACCGGTTGTATTACTAAAAATGTAGATACTTTTGAAACTATATTAGATGGTGAACATATATTACACAATAAATCTGGCGATTTTATTAATTTATACGCAGCATTTGATATTTATTTTATAAATAAAAAAGACATTCGTGCTAATCCATTTATTCCAAATATAAATTCTACAGAAATATCCACAAAATTTAGATTAAATGTATTAGTTAATATTATTAAAAACTTAAATGCTGTATCATCATTTTCAGATACTACTATATCACCTATGCGTTTTGAAAATAAACAATTTAGATCTAGTAATGAAAGTAAAACAATATTTGAATCGTGTAATTATATACTATCTCAAGAAAAACAAGGATTATTTGAATATGAGGTCGATGGATTAATATTTACTCCTATTGAATTAGGTGCTGGAGGCAATTTTGTTGGCGAAGCAGGGCCTTTAAAAAAACACACATGGGAACATGCATTTAAATGGAAACCACCTGAATTTAATACAATTGATTTCTTAGTTTCTACTAAAAAAGATTCTAGTCGTAATAATGATTTTGTTGGTAGTATTTTTCAAGATGGTGTAAATACTGAATCATATGAACAGTTATCACAATATAAAACACTTATACTTAAGGTTGGCTTTGATGAAGAAAGAGATGGATATATTAATCCTTGTTCAGATGTTATAAATGATAAAATACCTTCTTTAAAAGAAGAAAATGAAAAATCATTTAAACCATTACAATTCTTTGGTACAGAACCATTTGATGCCGAAGCTGGCATTTGTAATGTTATGTTGGAAACTGACGAAAGTGGTAATAAACAATTACTCACTGAAGAAAAAGAAGTATTTGGTGAAGGAATTATTGTTGAATTTAAATATGATATGATGCGTGAAAATAAATGGAGATGGCTCCCTTTAAGAGTAAGATATGATAAAACCGAAGAATATAGAAAAGGTAATCCTCAATATGGAAATTCATATAAAGTAGCTAATAGTAATTGGAACAGTATTCATAATCCTATTACTCATGAAATGATTAGAACTGGTGAAAATATTCCAAATGAGATTGCGAATGATGATATTTATTATAATAAAAAATCCAATTTCTCTCAGACAAAAGGATTACGTGATTTTCATAGATTATTTATTAAAAAAAAACTTATTAATATAGTAAGTAAAAAAGGGTATACTCTTATAGATTATGCGGTTGGTAAAGCAGGCGATTTATCTAAATGGATTGATGCTAATTTATCATTTGTATTTGGTTTAGATTATTCTAAAGATAATATTGAAAATCGTGTTGATGGTGCTTGTGCCAGATATTTGAATGATAGAAGAAAATTTAAGGTTATGCCACAATGTTTATTCGTCCATGGAGATTCATCAGAAAATATTAGAAATACTCACGCTATTAAAACTGAAAAAAATAAACAAATTACAAAAGCAGTATTTGGTGAGGGTCCAAAAGAAAAAGATAACTTAGGAATGGGTGTATATAAACAATATGGTAAAGGTAGTGAAGGATTTAATATTAGTTCATGTCAATTTGCACTACATTACTTCTTCAGTAATAAAATAGATTTAAATAATTTCTTAAAAAATGTTAGTGAATGTACAAAAATAAATGGTCATTTTATAGGAACATGTTATGATGGAAAAAAAATATTTGAGGCTTTAAAAAATAAAAATATTGACGATAGTATGTCATTATTTGTAAGTGATAAAAAAATATGGCAAATTACTAAAAATTATGAACACAATACATTTGAAGATGATGAAACATCTTTAGGTTATAAAATAAATGTATTTCAAGAAACTATTAATAAATCATTTCCAGAATATTTGGTTAATTTTGATTATTTGAATAGATTGATGGAAAATTATGGATTTGTATTATTAAATAAAAGCGAATGTTTAAATATTGGAATTCCTAGTAGTGTAGGTTCTTTTCGACAATTATATGGATTACTCGAGCAAGAAAATAAAAAAAATCCTAAAAATGTATTAAAATATGGAGAAGCTATTAATATGACTCCAGAAGAAAAACAAATATCATTTTATAATAATTATTTTATATACAAAAAAATTAGAAACGTAGATACGAACGCGGTATTTAATACAATGACTGGAACCTCAAAATATCAAGAAGAATTTAATAAATTAGAGGAAAAAGAAGCAACTGAATCTGCTAATAATGAACAATTAACTAATAATAGTAAAAAATCTAAACCTAAAAATATTTCTAGAAAAATAAAGAAAAAACTTCGTTTAAAGGATGATGAACAAAATATAATATGTTGAAACTAATATAAAAATATATTTATTATTATTATTACATGAGCTTTTTTTTATTACCCCATATTAATAATAATATTAATACTGACAGTATTGAATTAAAATATAATAATGAAAATATTTCTTACATTAGTTTAACTTTAAATAATTATTTAAATAATATTAAACTTGAAATTAATAATAATTCTGAAACTTGGGATTTTGTTAAAAAATATACTAATTCTTATGAATTTATACATACAACTGTACCAAATAGTATTTTTTCTATTAGTAAATATACCCCATTATCTAGATCATTTTATAAAATGATTGAACTATCAAATATGTTACATATTTTTGATGATTTTAATAATATTGATATTAATACATTTCATCTGGCTGAAGGACCTGGTGGATTTATAGAAGCAACTAACTATTTAAGAAAAAATAAGTCAGATAAATATTATGGTATGACTCTTATTGAACCTACTAATAATAATGTTCCTGGATGGAATAAGTCATCATCATATTTAGAAGATAATTCTAATATTATTATTGAAAAAGGAATAACAGGAACCGGTGATTTATTACTAGTTGATAATCTTAAACACTGTAACTCATTGTATGCTAATTCTATGAATATTATTACGGCAGATGGTGGATTTGACTTTTCTATAGATTTTAATAAACAAGAACTATTAGCCACAAATTTATTGTTTGCACAAGTTAGCTTTGCTATTTCTATGCAAAAAATAAATGGTCATTTTATTCTTAAACTATTTGATATATTTACAAAAACTACAATCGATATTATCTATTTATTATCTACACTATATAAAGAAGTATATATTGTTAAACCAAATACTAGTAGAATGGCAAATTCTGAAAAATATGTGGTTTGTAAATATTTTAAAAAATCTCAACCAAAACTCATAAATACGATTATTTCTGAATATAATAAATTACAAGATAATCCATATATTTCTAGTATTTTAAATTTTAATATAGATTATTATTATATTAATAAATTAGAAGAAATTAATGCTATATTTGGACAACAACAAATTGAAAATATATTATTAACAATTCATTTAATTAATTCAAAAAATAAACATAAAAATGATAAAAATGATAAATTTAAAATTCATAATATTCAAAAGTGTATACAATGGTGTGAAAAACATAATATTCCTTGTAATAAAACAATTAATACAAATAATATTTTTTTAAATAAATAATTAAATAATTAAATAATTAAATAATTAAATAATTAAATAATTAAATAATTAAATAATTAAATAATTAAAATATTTTAATATTATATAAAAATGAATAAAATATTAAAAATGTGCAATAAATTACCCGTTTTATTTAAAGTTTGTATTGTTTTTGTTATTATTATTATTATCCGTTTTATTTTTATGTATTCTGGTTCAGGTATTGAAAATTTTGGTAATCCATCATCGTGTACATACTATTATATGACTAATTGTGGCCATTGTAAAAGTTTTACACCCGAGTGGGATGAATTTGTTAAAACATATACTGGTCATGTAACACTTAAAAAAGTTGAAGCGTCTGAAGCAGGAGATGCTTTAGAAAAATATAATATTCAAGGATTTCCAACCGTTTTATTTTTAGATGACGCAGGAAATAGTCAAATATACGAAGGTCCAAGAACTAGTGAAGGACTTAATAAATTTATATCTGAAAATACAAATTAAATAATTTAATATTATATAATAAATAATATTAAATATAATCACTAATTAAATACACATGACAATTATTATAATATTTAAACAAATATACTTTTTATTTATTTCTATTATTAATAGCTTATTAGGAATTATAAATATATTCTTATTATCGATTAGTGAGGGTACTATGTCAATTTATAAAAATATTGAAGATATACGAAGTTATTATATCTATGAAGATAACGAATATATAGAATTTAAGAAAAATATTAATGAAGAAATAGAAAATATACTTTTATTTTCAAGTAATCAGTCAAATCAAAATAAAAAAATGATATATGGTAAAACATCTTCAAAACAATCATTGACTGAACAATATAATGACATATTTGATGATTTTGGGACTTATGGAACTCCTCCTGAATCACGTAATAATTTATATATAGAATGTCCACCTGAATCACGTAATAATTTATATATAGAATGTCCACCTTATATTTATATTGATGAGAATTATAGTTATGAGAATTATAGTGATATTGAGATTGATGAGAATTATAGTGATAGTGAAATGCCTGATTTAATTGATGATATTGATAGTGAAATGCCTGATTTAATTGATGATAGTGATAGTGAAATGCCTGATTTAATTGATGATAGTGATAGTGAAATGCCTGATTTAATTGATGATAGTGATAGTGAAATGCCTGATTTAATTGATGATAGTGATAGTAATAATACTAATGCTAGTATAGATGTTAATATTAATGTTAATGATAGTTATAATGATAATTGTATAAATGAATATAATATTGATATTAATTTACCACCTTTAATTGGTGATAATGTAAATGATAATATAGATTATAGTGATGTACATCCATTATTTGATGTTGATATAGAGGAACAAAATATAAAAAATGAATTAAACCAACAATTAAAATTAGAAATAGAAGAACAAATAGAAAAAGAAATGGAACAACAATTAGAAAAAGAAATAGAAGAACAAATTAAAGAACAAGAACAATTAGAATCTGAAGTAACACAACTTGTAGAAGAACAAATTAAAGAACAAGAACAATTAGAATCTGAAGTAACACAACTTGTAGAAGAACAAAATATTATTTAATGAATGTTTTCTTAATAAAATATTAGTAAATTAATAAATAGATAATATTATATATTTTTTAATTTATACACCACCCCAGAAAGATGATAAAGTTGTTCGTGGGCCTCCTACACAGCCATCATATACTTGTTTGTTTCCACGTCGTCTCCACGATAATGGAGGAGTATATTTAGATTTAATAAAATAAGGACCACTACCATTATAATTACCATGATATTTACCAGCATTAGCCGCAGCATCACCCCAAGCAGAACGGAATGAATTACCATTTAGTGTAATTGTATCATATTTTAGTTTTGCTAATCTGGTACCATTATCTACAGCACCTTGACTAGCAAATTGAGCATTACTGCGTTTATAAATAGTTATAGTACAACCATTTTTTGTTCCATTTTGATAAGGCCATGAACAGTTATTTGTTCTAAAATTTTGACTGCCAGTAGGGCTATTACTTGGAGGAATCGGATTTCCATCTGAATCAACATAATCAATACCACTGATTGGTTCAACTGATAATTTTTGACTATATAATTTACAACGAGATTTTAAATAACCTTTAGAGTCAGTATAATAAGATTGACTTAAATTAGTATTAGCAGAATATTTAATCACATTATTTTCAGGTGTTCCGCATACTTTTTTAATATTATATACTCCTGTTTGAATTTGATAACTGCCACTAATATCAGGTTGTCCAACTTGAACATATCCTGGATTATATATTTTATAACCAACTTGACCTTGACCACTACTATTATCTCCCCCAGATCCGATATTAGGGGATGGTAATACAGCCGGTGGTTTAATAGTTTTACTAGTATTTTGAAGTAACTTATTATCAAATGTAATAAATATATTATTTCCACTTGAATCGCAACTACAACTTGAACGCCAAGAGTTATTTACACTATCATAATATACACCAGAATCAAAATTATATCCTCTAAATGAAGTACCTCCAGGTCTATTTACAACATCTATAGAGACATTGCCTTTACCAATTTTTCCATTCATTGCTAATTGTCTTCTCCAATGTTTCATTGGAAATGGACGACGAACACATGCATCACCGGTTGTACCTATAAATTCTTTTGCATGATTATAATTACTTTCAGGTGTATTTTGACTATTATTTCCAACATTAATACTTGGTCTTGACATACCACCGATTATACCTACTGAACTAGGTGTTGAAATAGGTGTTGTATTTAGTGGATTAGTTGGATGTCCTTTTTCAAATACTGAACCTTTATTATCAATAAGAGGTTGTCTAGTAGATATTAAATTATTTGAATAACTAAAATTACTTGGTTTAGACATTTTGATATATATATAGTAATTATAGAAAAATAAAAATAAATAAATATAATATTAACACAATATAAAATTTATTAATAATAATATTTGAAAATAAATATTTTAATTATATATATAAAATAATGTCTAATTTTTTTGAAGAAGTATTAGATGATGTTCATGGCGTTGAAGAAAAAATACTAGGGCCTGATTATCAATATTGGAAACAAATTAAATCTCCAAAACAAATGGGAATGAGTACAAAAGGTTCTTTATCTGCAATAGCAAATGATGTTGATGGGCTAATAAATTATGTTGAATTATTAGTTTCTGGGGGAGGAGATGCTTCTAAAACAAATGGTCCAATGGGTAATAAGTTTTTTTTAAAAACAGCAGCAACGTGTAAAGATAAAGCTTCTGGCCAAGTAGTAGATAGATATATATATATTAATAATGTTCCAGATGGAACGATTCCTTTTATAAGTGGAGCAATGGGAACAAATTTTTCAGATCTTGAAGGATTAATACCAGGAACTCTAGGAAATATTTCGGCATTAAACCCAATGCTAATATTTCAATCTTTTATGTCTGGAAGTCAACCAGAATGTCAAGAAATAACATTGGAAACAATTGATGTAAAAAATAATAAAGGAACTGAAAGTAGACATGTTACTACTGTTGACCTAAAAAATATGAATCCATGTGATTTTAAACCAACATTAGATAAGAATCCTATATCTGGTAAATCATGTCGTGAAGGATTTTCTAATAGAAAAATAGGAAAGATTCCGGATGATTTTTTGGTAAAATTGTTTTATGCGTCATTAGGTATATTTGGAGTTTATTTATTAATTTGTATAATGAAAAAAATAAAAGAGAGAAAATAAATAATAATAACACAAAAAATTATTGTTATTATTATTGTTATTATTATTGTTATTATTATTGTTATTATTATTGTTATTATTAACCACGTCTCGCAAGAGAACGAGAAACCTTACGAGAAGCACTACGAGAAGCACTACGAGAAGCATTGCGAGAAGCACTACGAGAAGCACTACGAGAAGCAGTGTGTTTTCTTCTACGATTAATATTGTGTTTACGAGATTTAGAAGTATGTTTCTTTTTATGCTTACGAGTTTTACGACCTCCTACCGCATTAATAGGAAGAGATTGTGTATTAGTATTAATCGGTTGTGTATTAGTATTAACAGGTTGTGGTTTACTAGATTTAAACATATTCATAAATCCATTAAAATGGTCTTTCATAGATTTTTCTTTAGGTTGAGTAGATGTATGATGAGTATTTATATCTTGTGATTGACTAGAATTCATATTATATAATATTAATAGAAAATATTATATAATTTAATTATAATTTAATTATAATTTAACGCGTTTATAAAGTTCTAAAGCAGCTAAACCACCGGCCACTTCAGCTAATATATATGGAACCAATTCATTTTTAGGGAATTTACCTGCTGCAACCATCATAACTGTAACAGCAGGATTATAAGAACCTCCAGAAATAGGTCCTCCTATTAATATAGCAATAGCTAATGCAGCTCCAATAGCAAGCCAATTTCCAGTAGCTAATATAACATAAAGAAAAAACATTGTTCCTAAAAATTCAACAAGATATTTGTTCATAATTATATATTAAAATGACAAAAAAATATTATTAAAATGACAAAAAATATTATTATCTAGAACCTCCTGATTTAAATGTATTAGCAATAGCTCCTTTTTTTTTAGGTGCTACAGACCCTCCTCCTCTAACACGCGATAAAGACCGATTAATAACCGTTTTATCATTTGATTTGCCTTGAAATGATATTTGATTATTATAAGATTTTGTAGATTTACCGATAGCATTATTCTTTTTCATTTGTATATGAGTAGATGAATCATAATGTCCTTGTAATAATGTTCCTCCACCTCCATCCTTAATATATATTTTACGAGCACGAGCAAACATAGAATCACTATTAGATGGATTAAATTTTTGAGGCATAGCTTTTGGAATTGCTTGATTAGAACTACCATCAATACCAGTAGGCATAATAGCATTATTACCACTTCCTTTAATTAATATTCCTTGAGTAGCAGGACCGTTAATTACTTTTGGTCCTATATTTTCACTTCCATAATAAGGTGGAATATATGGTAAATATGAACTATTACTATAAGTAAATTGCATTTTATATATATAATATAATATATAAAATATAAATTTAATGTCTTACTTTCCCTAGAGCGATTAATGTGTTACTTTTAATATCACCACCAAATGAGTAATCATTATAGTTTCTATTTTGAGCTTGTTGTTTCTTAAATCTTGTATAGTCAGAACCATCATATACCCATTTTACATTAGTATTAGCACTAGGAATATTATTAGGATTTGATAAAGTAGAAATATTAATACTACCTCCTAAACCTCTGGCTGAAGCATTTGATGATAATTTGACTCTTCCAGTATTAACTTGATTAGAACCACCAGATGTAAATGCGACTCTGGACATCAAATCACCCGCATTATTAGCAGCTCTAAATGGAGTAATGTTTGTTTTAACACCGTTATATGTTCTATTAACTGCTTTACCATTCCACGCAGCTCTTAATGTAAATCTCATATTTTCTCTATTAGCTCCTCCAACCATTCCAGAAGCATAATTTCCACCACCACCTATTAATCTTGGGGCTACACCAGGATATCCTGCTGCTATATAATTTTTATTGTCTGTATGATTTCCACAACCTGGCATTATATATATATATCGCTCATAAAAAAATTATATATAAATATGCTAAAACTATAATTTAATTTGTATTTTATTTATTATTTATGTCATAATTCGTGGAGCTATATTCATTGTTTGTAATTCTTGAAATAATAATTTACACGAATAAGGAATTTCTACATAATTAAAATCTACGCGATTATCACATGTATTACAAATATGAATTTTCATTTTATTATTGTAAGCAGCAATCATACCACATTTATTACACACATTAACCTGATATTTATCAGACGCATCATATAATCTACCTCTAGTAAATCTCGAAGCTCCATGTGATACCATACAATCTCGTTCCATTTCACCAAACCTTAATCCACCGTCACGACTTCTACCTTCAGCCGGTTGTCTAGTAAGATTAACCATTGGTCCGGTGGAACGGCTATGTTGTTTATCACTAACCATATGTTTTAATCTTTGATAATATACTGGTCCAATAAATATACTTGTTTCAATTTGTTCTCCTGTAAGAGCATTATACATAATTTCATTACCATTACTTTCATATCCAACTTTTGGCAATTGCTTACAAATACTATCTACACTCAAATCACCGAATGCAGTTCCATCACCAAATAATCCTAATTCTACTAAAACTTTACCAAGTAACGTTTCTTTTAATTGTCCGATTGTCATACGAGATGGAATTGCATGAGGATTAATAATAATGTCTGGTTTAACACCGGTTGATGTAAATGGCATATCACATTCTGGAATGATATTTCCAATAGTTCCTTTTTGTCCATGCCGAGAACTAAATTTATCTCCAATTACAGGTTGTCTAAGCGTTCTAATTTTAACTTTACATACAGTATAACCATCACCATTTCTTTCAATAAAATTTTTATCTACATATGATTCTTCAGTTGTTCTATAAGTTCTACTTAAATCTTCAAATTTAATAATTTTTGTATGATCATTTCTATTCTCTTTGATAGGAACTACTTTTGAAATAATAACATCATTGTTTTCTAATAAAGTATTTTCTGGAACAATACCTTTATTTGTAATTTTACCATAATTACCATATTTCATACCTTTTGTTTTTGTTGGGTCTGGTTTACATCTAATTTCTTCATCACCATTAATCTTTTTATCTTCATCTTTTTCCGTATGATAAATACATGCTTGAAATAAACCACGGTCAATAGAACCTTGGTTAAATAATAAACTATCTTCTTGATTATAACCACTATGGGTCATGATAGCAACAATTACAGGGGCTCCAGCAGGTATTTTATCAAGTTTTACCATACCCATTAATCTAGTATCAACTAATGGTCTACCAGGATATGTTAATACATATGCGGTTTTATCCATACGATTATTGAAATTTGTAACATATACACCCATTGCTTGTTTTCCCATAGCTGATTGATATGTATTTCTAGGACTTTGATTATGGTCTGGAAATGGAATACATGATGCTAAAATACCAAATATAGTACTAGGATGAATTTCACAATGAGTATATTTATATACATAAGACGATGTATTGTTATGTAATTGTTTTGGTTTCATAGATATCATACTAAAATTTTGTTCTTCGGGGTCAATATACTCAATAACAGAATTCGGAATATTACAATTAGTTAATAAGTCGTCCCATCCCAATTCATTTTTTTTAACTTTATTAACAATATCTTGTGTCATAATAATATTATTATCTTTTACTCTTAATACCGGACGTATTAATCTACCGGCATCATTACAAATTCTAATTTCTCTTTCTTTAGTATTAAATATAACTGATGTGTATATATTAATCATACCATTACGCTTATATTCTTTAAAAGTTATAAACAAGTTATTTGGGTCTTTACTTATTCCAACCCAAGCTCCGTTTACAAAAACTTTAACAAATTTATCCATTTCACAAGATGTTAATTCAGTTAATGGAATAATATGTTGTTTAATATAATCGTAAATAGGACGACTATTACAAGGAATGGTAATATGTGTCATATAACTTAAATTTTTAACAACACCTACACTTGCTCCTTCAGGTGTTTCAGCAGGACATAAAAATCCCCATGAACTATTATGTAATTTTCTTGGAGGAATTAGTTTACCACTTTTATCAATAGGAGTATTTACTCTTCTCAAATGACTTAAAGCTGAAACATAAGTCAATCTATTTAATACTTGTGCTACACCAACTTTATTACTATTTACATTTTTAATACCAAAATCTCCAGTAGATAATGCTCGTTTAAGACCATTTTCAATAGTAGTAGATTTCACAATTTTATATATATTTGTAGAATTGATTATACTTAAATAATCTTCGGTTGATTTCCATGAACCATTATTAATCTCTCTAACAATTTGTTTCTGCATGTCTTTCACTAATTTATTAAAATAATTACGATATAAATTATTTAATAATATTCCAGTTGAATCTATTCTTTTATTTATATAACAGTCTCTATCATCCGGTTGTATCCACTCAAAACTACATCTTAATAATTTATTTGTCATGTATCCTAAGAAATATTTTTTTTGAATCGCATCATGACAATGAGGAAATAAATCATTTTTTAAAATATCTAATGTAAATTCATATTTTTTTTTAATTCCAGATTCCTTGTCCATATTTATAGGTGTAAACATTACATATGACATAATATATTTTATAGCATCTTCTTGTGTCAGAATTGTATTTGCTTCTATAATACTTCCTTGTAATCCAAACTTCATTTTTTTATATTTAGAATTTTCAATATTCAAAATAATTTTTTCACAAATATCTTTATCAGAGATTACACCTAATGCTCTAAATACAATAAATAATGGAACTGGTTGTTTTACACGAGGAATTTGAATATGTAGTGTTGTACCAAATCCAGTATTTTTACTTGATATCATCAGACTAATTTGTTTTGGACTAATACATTTAAAATCAGGCACAGACTTGATTTCTGCCACCCAATTCCATTTAGTATTATTTTTACTTACATTAAAACAATATACACGATTTTCTGCTGCACGTTCTTGTCCAAGTACTGTTTTTTCACTACCATTTATAATAAAATATCCACCAGCATCAAATTTACATTCTCCACTAACATTTTCATTTATATGCGAATATTGTTTTAATACACATACATTGGAGTTTAACATAATCGGTAATTTACCAATATGAATTTTTGGTAATGATTTATAAAAAGTTTGACAATTATCTAGATTTTCTCCTGTACGAACTATATATTTAATATTTAAATCAATGGTCATCATAGATGAGTATGTGAAATTTCTCAATCTAGCTTCTTGTGGAAACATTAATTTTGAAGCACCATTATTTTCATGAATTTGTGGTCTATATAAATTAAAATTTTCAAATGTTATTAAAATTTCTAATCCATACTTCCCACTAGCTTTATCATAATCATTTTCACTACATATTTGAACAGGATTAAACATATCAATTGTTTTCTGTATCTGAATATTTACGAAATTATTAAATGATTCTAACTGATGTCTAACCAGTTGTGTTAAATATTGATCTTTAAAATATGATTCTATAATAGTCCATGGAGTTTCTAGATAATCTAGGAGGTTATTAGTAATAATATTTTCTATTTTATTCATAATTACTTTTGTATTTCTTTTTGTAGTTGTTGTTGGAATCATTTTATAAACTATAATAAACATCAATTTATTTTTAAATTGTTTAAAATATTAATTCAGATTTTAATTCAGATTTTAATTCAGATTTTAATTCAGATTTTAATTATTTAAAGGATATTATCAATATAATGGAAATAAAGGAGTATTTTCTTTATATATCAATATAAATAGTATAACTTCAGTTCCTCGATTATTTTATTTATTTACGTTGAATTTAAATACTTTAGAATAAACAATTAAATGTAAAAAATATTAAAATTTTTTATAAAAACAATATATCATGTCTGAAAAGAAAAAAATAATAATTAATGATTTTATTATAAAAAATAATAAAAGTAAAAAAAATGAAACCGTAAAAAAAGAAAAACCAAAACCAATAATAAAACCAACTACATTAAAAAAAACATTATTAAGTAAAATAAAACAACATCAGCAAAAAGAAAAAATATCAAATAATACAACAAATAATGGAGGTAAAAATATAACAAATGATGACGTTGATTTTCATAATAATTTTGTAAATTCTATGGAATATTTAAATAATCTTAGTAAAAAAAAACATACTGAAAAAAATAAAAAGAGAGAAAATAAAAATAAATCACTTAAAAATAATAATAATCCAAATAATAATTATAATTATAATCATAATAATAATCCAAATAATAATTATAATTATAATCATAATAATAATCCAAATAATGTAAATTCATTAATATCTATTGACTTACCGAATGATTATGATAATAATATTATAGAACCAATTAAATTATCATCATTAAATAATAAACAAAATACATCATCACAAATAAAACCAGAAATAAAACCAGAAATAAAACCAGAAATAAAACCAATGGTACAAATATCTAATATGGAATTTGATAATACATTAAATGAAAATAATTTGATTAATAAAGATAATATTCCTAATAATAAATTAGTATTAAATGATTCTCCATATGGTTGTTTAAAAGGTGGTAAAAAACCAACTTTTAGAGAATATCATAATAAAACATTAAAACCCCCAAATCATACATATAATATTCCAGAAAAAACACAAACTCCAGTATCTAATAGAGAGAAAAAATTAAATGATATAAAAAAATCTTATAAAAAAGTAAAGGAAACTAAAAGAAAAACTAAAAAAAGCACATTTAATTTAGGTAAAAAAAACAATAAAGTATCTATTTTAATTAAAAATAACTCAACTAGAAGAAAAGTAAAGAGAGAACATGGACTATTAAAACAAAAATCTATGAATGAAGTTAAAAAATATTTATATGATAAAAATTTTATTAAAATCGGCAGTACCGCACCAAACGATGTTTTAAGAACATTGTATGAACAATCTATTTTAGCTGGAGATATTAATAATATTAGTAATGGAATTCAACTTCATAACTTTATAAATAATTAATATAATATTTTAAATAAACATAAATAAAGATATTTATGTTTATTATATAACAATGGCATTATTAAAAGAATATTTTAAATTAACAGATGATTATAGAGTTAAATATGGAGAGAAAACATTATTATTAATGGAAGTTGGTTCTTTTTTTGAGGTTTATACAAAAGTAGATCCAATAACTAAAGAAATAACAGAACAACAAGTGATTGATTTAAGAAAATTTACTGATTTATCTCCTGGAAAAAAAACAGAATCTGTTCTCATGTTAGGATTTACGTCAAGGTCTCCACCCATTTTAGAGAGATATATGGATAAAATAATTAAAAATGGTTATACTGTAATAATACATGAACAAGATACACGTAGTAATAATACTACACGCAGTTTAAAAGGTATTTTCTCTCCTGGAACCTATTTTGAAGAAGAAAGTGATATGGTATCAAATAATATTTCTTGTATATGGATTGAATCACATAAATCTTCCAAGGTTAATAAAATAGATAATATGGTTATTGGATTTTCTACTATCGATATTTATACTGGAAAAAGTAATATGTATGAAATTGTAACAGAAAATCTTCATAATCCAACAACATATGATGAATTAGAAAGATTTATTAACACATATAATCCCAACGAGACCATTATTATTTCAAATATAGATGAAAATAAAATAAATGATATTATAACATATGTCAATCTAAATAGTTCAAAAATAATGAAGATTAATACATCTGATAATCGAGTAAAAAATGCTGAAAAACAATCATATCAGAGAGAAATTATAAATCAATTCTTTTCTCCAAATGTATCGGAATCATTTATAAATAATAGTACTCCTTTTGTATATGGTGTTCAAAGCTATGTTTATTTAATAAATTTTATATTTGAACATAATCCAAATTTAATTAATAAAATTCAAGAACCGATTATTGAAAATAATACAGATAGAATGTTATTGGCGAATCATAGCTTACAACAATTAAATGTCATAGATGACAATAAATATAAAGGGAAATTATCATCGGTAAGTAAATTATTGAATAATTGTATTACTCCAATGGGTATTCGAAAATTTAAATATAATATATTACACCCAACTGTAAATCAATCTAAAATGGAGAGAAGTTATAATATTACTGAATATTTATTAATAAATGATATGTTATGGAAATCATGGAGAAATGATTTAAAAAATATTAAAGATATTGAGAAATTAAACCGTCAAATTTATTTAAAAAGAATTACACCCAATAATTTATTTTCTTTTTATGAAAATATCTCTACTATTAAAGAAATATTTGATAATATAACCACGAATCAAGAGATATATACTTATGTTAATAGTGAAATAAATATGAATATAACAACTGTATGTAACATGTTTAGAGAGATATTTGATAAAACATTTTTCATTGAAGAGTGTAGAAATATACGTACATTAGATATTGATAAAAATATTATTAAGATAGGTATAAATACCGAATTAGATGATATTGTGAGATTATATAATAATAGTAACCGTAAATTAGAAACAGTTTTAGAATATTTAAATTCAGTAATTTCTCAAAGAGAAAAACGTTCAACAAATAGTTATGTTAAAATACATAGTACTGATAAATCTGGTATAATGATTCAATGTACGAGCAAACGAGGAAATATATTAAAACAACAAATTCAAAAAGGGAAATCTCAAATTAAATTACAATATATTGATACAGACGGTAATAAAGAAGAGTTTGATTTTACACCAGATATACATACAAGTAGTGCTACAGGAGCAAATGTAAATATAAGAAATGAATTTATTACATTACTATGTAATAGTATAACTTCATCAAAACAAAAAATGATGGATTTAATAAAATTAGTTTATAATAATTTTATAATTGGTCTTCAACAATTTGATAATGAATTTTTAAATATTAATAATTTTTGTTCTACTATTGATATACTACAAAATAGTTGTTATATAGCAACTAAATATAATTATCATAAACCAATTGTTAAACAAGGAGAGAAATCATACGTTAAAGCAGGTAATATTAGACATCCATTAATAGAGCAATTAAATACGGAAGAATTATATGTAACCAATAATATTAATGTTGGTGTAGATAAAGATTTAATATTATTATACGGAACCAATGCTGTTGGTAAAACAAGTATAATTAAAGCATTAGGAATCAATATTATTATGGCACAAGCAGGATTATATGTAGCATGTGATAATTTTGAATTTGTTCCATATACATCTATTTTTACAAGGCTATTAGGTAATGATAATTTATTTAAAGGACAATCCACTTTTGCTGTAGAAATGTCTGAATTAAGAGTTATTTTAAAAATGGCGAATAAAAATAGTTTAATATTAGGAGATGAATTATGTTCAGGAACAGAGCATGATTCAGCTGTTAGTATTTTTATGTCAGGTATTCAATCTCTTCATAATAAAGAATCATCATCTATATTTGCTACTCATTTACACGAAATACTTGATTTTGATGAAATATCTGAAATGAACAAATTAGATGTAAAACATTTAACTGTAACATATAATGAAGCAAAAGATATGTTAATATATGATAGAAAATTAAAAGACGGTCCAGGTGAAAGTATGTATGGTCTTGAAGTATGTAAATCTTTACACTTACCCAAAGACTTTTTAGAAAATGCTTATAATATAAGAAAAAAATACAATAAGTTAGATGAAGGTATATTATCGAAAAAAACGTCACATTTTAATAGTAAAAAAATAATGGGAAAGTGCGAAATGTGTAATAAGAAAGTAGGAACTGAGGTTCATCATTTACAACATCAAGAAAATGCCGATAAAAATAATATGATTAATTCATTTCATAAAAATCATCCAGCAAATTTGCTAACTGTATGTGATGGTTGTCATAATAATATTCACAAGACAGGAAAGCAACATAAAAAAGTAAAAACGAATAAAGGAACGAAAATAATGGAAATAAGAGAATCAAATATATGAAATAATATATATATTATATAATGGAAGAATTAAAAAAATTAGGTCCCCTTATGATTTCAGTTACTGTATTTATTTTAGGTATAATAGTATTTTTTTCAATAATAGAATTTAATTTAAATCCAATTGAAAATACTAATATTCAAAAAATTGTAGATATAGAAGCCTTTACAAATCCAGAAACATCATTTTGTAAATCCCATGAAGGTAAAAGACATGAATTGGAAACAAGTTGTAATAAATTAAGCAAAGATAATTGTTTAGCAACATCATGTTGTGTATATGCTGATATGGAAAATAAATCTCAGTGCCATTCAGGAGATGAACATGGTCCAAGTTTTAGAAGAGATAATAATGGAAAAACAAAAAAAATAGATTATTATTATTTTAAAAACAAATGTTTTGGTAATTGTTCTGAAATTAATTAATAAAATAATTAATTAATTAAAAAATTGATTTATATATAAAATATTATATATATTATATAATTCAAAATGATTATACCTGTAAAGTGTTTTACCTGTGGAAAAGTGATTGGTGATAAATATAATTATTACCAAAAAGAAGTTCGTAAAATTAAATTGTCGCGTGATATGGACGTAGACAAAGTATTATATTTAACCGAAGATTTTATTGATAAAACTCCTGAAGGGGAAGTTTTAGACAAATTGGGATTAAATAAAATGTGTTGTCGAAGACATTTACTATGTCATGTTGATATAGAATAGAGTATAATATTATCTTATGTTATTATATAATATTATATGGCAAAATCTATGAAAAAACATTATAAAAAATCTAAACGTAATGCGCGTAAACATATGAAAACTGTAATAAAGCATAAAAGTCATAAAAATAAAAGTCATAAAAATAAAAGTCATAAAAATAAAAAACTTTCATTAAAACATATGAAAGATGCGCATAAAAAAAGAATATCATTTTCGACTAGTAGAGGTCGTCGTAAAGGATTGCGTGGTGGTAATAGTATGATTGGTGGTATGGTTTCAAGTCCTGCTTCTGGACCTGTAGGTTATTCATGGAATGGTGGAAATCCAGCTAGTTGGCCTGGAGTTGCTTCAAATAATGGAACAAATACAAATAATGTGACAATGTCAAATCATTTAAAGGCAAGTCCCAATGGAATTGCTGTTGGGGGTGTAGACCCTTATTCTGGTTCTAGTCCTATGAGTGGAGGAAAATATAGAAAAAATAAGAAAAATAAGCAAAAAGGAGGTTTTTTTCAAGAAATTGTTAATTTAGGAAGAGGTGCACAAGACGGATTAAATAGTGGATACTATAATTTAATTGGATAACAACAACCGATTAGTCAAAATCCTTATCCTACACAAGACCAACCAATTGATACTGATTATAAATTTATTGGAACCCCTCCTCCTAATGTAAGAAATATGTATATAAATGCCAATAAACAAGTAGCTAAAATATAAATTTCTAAAAATATTTTTTATCTATAAGTATATCATAATAATGCTAAGAGAAATTAAAAAGTTATGTACGCCTGCTATGATATATTTTTTAATTAGTGTATTCACACTATTAATTATGATTATTTCAAATATAGGAAATCAAGGTTCTTTTTGTATGGGTAATTATGATTGTCCCGTTGATAATATATATTTAATTTATATTATTAAAGCACTATATTTACTATTTGTAACTATAGTATTAGATTCATTATGTAAAAATGGTTATGGTAATATTTCTTGGTTTTTAGTGCTTTTACCAATATTATTTTATTTTGTACTATTAGGTGGGTTTATGATAATGAAACAATCGTCTGTAATAGTGATTGAACAAGATAATGTATATTAAATTATAAAATTATAATTATTAATAATAATTTTATAATTTTATGTAAAAATATATATGTTAATGAAAATACATTATAAAAAAATATACTTATGCTATATTATATATGACTACCAATAATAATTTTACTTGGAATATAATTGAAACATTTTTTAAAGATAACCCACAAGTGTTAGTTCAACATCATATTAATTCATATAACGATTTTTTTAAAACAGGACTAAAAAGTATTTTCAAAGAAAAGAATCCAATATATTTACAAAAAGAACAAGATTCTAAAACCAAAGAATATAAGTATAAGTGTCAATTATATTTAGGTGGAAAAGATGGTTCAAAAATATATTATGGAAAACCTGTGATATATGATGATAATAGAGAACATTTTATGTATCCAAATGAAGCTAGATTAAGGAATATGAATTATGGAATTACAATTCATTATGATTTAGAAGTTGATTTTCAATTAGTATATAATAATGGAACTATAAATGATTCATCAGTTGAATATAAAAACCTATTTTTAGGAAGATTTCCAATTATGATACAATCAGATTTATGTATTTTAAATGGATTAACTCGTGAAGTTAGATATAATATGGGTGAATGTCGCAATGATTATGGAGGTTATTTTATAGTTGATGGAAAAGAAAAAGTAATTATAAGTCAAGAAAAATTTTCCGATAATATGCTTTATATAAGGGAAAATTATAATGAACTTTATAGTCATGGTGCTGATATAAGAACTGTTTCTGAAGACGCATCTAAACCTGAAAGAACTTTATCTGTTAGAATTTTGGCTCCTACGTCTATATATAGTAATAATCAAATTGTTGTTAATATTCCAAATGTTAAAAAACCAGTTCCATTATTTATTGTATTTCGTGCTCTAGGGGTTGTATCAGATAAAAGTATTATCGAACATTGTTTATTAAATTTAGAACAAAATAGTTCAATGATTAATTTGTTTATACCTAGTATTCATGACGCATCTAAAATATTTACTCAAGAAAATGCGATTGAATATATTAAAACATTTGTCAAAGGTAATACTACAACACATGTAATGGATATTTTATGTAACTATTTTCTTCCAAATATTGGTGAATTAAATTTTAAACAAAAAGCCTATTTTCTGGGATATATTGTTAATAGTTTATTGCTTGTATTTACAAAAATGGAGCCTCCAACCGACAGAGATAGTTTTAGATTTAAACGTGTAGAACTGCCTGGTACTATGTTGTATGACTTATTTAAAGAGTATTTTAAATTACAACAAGATAATATTAAATTAAGATTGGATTCAGAATATAATTTAAAAAAATCAAAAGAGATTTATCAAAATGAATCATTTAAAGACATTATAACCAATAATTATGAAAAGTTTTTTAATGAACGTATTGTTGAAACTGGATTTAAAAAAGCATTCAAAGGAAATTGGGGTGCTGAAGAACATACTAAAAAACTAGGAGCAGTTCAAGGGCTGAATCGATTATCATATAATAGTTTTATTTCGCACTTAAGAAAAATTAATTTACCAATAGATTCAACTGCTAAGGTAGTTAAGCCTAGATTACTACATGGTTCTCAATGGGGAATTATCGATCCAGTAGATACGCCAGATGGTGGTAATATTGGTTTTCATAAACATATGTCTATTTCTGCTCATATTACAAGTGGATGTTCAGGATATCCTATGATGCGATTTATGAGAAGTATTTGTAAAATGAAATTATTAGAAGAATGTACTACTAGTTATTTATACAGTGCTACAAAAATATTTATTAATGGTTCTTGGGTAGGGGCAATAAATAATCCTCAAGAAATTTTAAGACTTATTAAAAAATATAAAAGAAATGGATTAATACCCGTTTATAATAGTGTAAGTTGGAATATTAAAAAAAATGAATTAATTATTTTTACTGATTCTGGTAGATTATGTAGACCTGTATTTTATACAGAAAATAAAAAACCATATTTTAAAAAGAGAGAAATTCTCGAAAAAATAAATAATAATAATTTTACATGGTCCAATTTAATATCCGGATTTTCTAAGAAAAAGATGGATAATTATACTATTAATTCATGTAATTATTATAAAATTAACGAGTTATATGATACGGATGACTTTGAAAAAATAGAAGATTCTCAGGGAATTATTGAATATATCGATACATCCGAAGAAGAAACAGCTCTTATATCAACTGAATATGAGTTTGAAGATAGTAAACCATATACACATATTGAAATTCATCCATCGTTATTATTAGGAGTAATGGGTAATCAAATTGTTTTTCCCGAAAATAATCAATTACCTAGAGATTTATTCTTTTGTGGACAAGCAAAACAAGCTGTTTCATTATATAGTTCTAATTTTTTCACTAGAATTGATAAAATGGGCGTTGTTCTTAATTCTGGACAAACGCCTATTATCAAAAGTAGATATTTAAAATATATTAATAATGAAGAACATCCATACGGTGAAAATGTTATTGTAGCTATTATGGTATATGGTGGATATAATGTCGAAGATTCCATATTATTTAATGAAGCATCTGTGAAAAGAGGTATGTTTCGAACAACATATTATAGTATGTATGAAAGTCGTGAAGAAAGTTCAAAAATTGGTGAAAACAGTGTTGATTCTCATTTTGAAAATATTGAAAATAATAATGTAGATGGAAAAAAATATGGATATGATTATAGTGTATTAGACCAATATGGACTTATTAAAGAAAATGAACCAGTTGATGATAAAAAAGCTGTTATTGGAAAAGTAAAAACCAATTTACTTGAACCGGATATAAAAATGGATGATTCAGTTTATCCAAAAAAAGGACAATTAGGTGTAGTCGATAAAACTTTTATGACAGAAGATGAAGAAGGATTTAGATTGGCAAAAGTAAGAATTAGAGAAGAGAGAATACCTGCTATAGGTGATAAATTTTGTAGTAGATGTGGTCAAAAAGGAACGATTGGGTTGGTTATTCCAGAAGAAAATATGCCTTTTACTGAAGATGGTGTGCGTCCAGATATTATTATTAATCCACATGCTTTACCTTCTAGAATGACTATTGGACAATTAGTAGAGACATTAATGGGGAAAGCTTGTTTAAGCTTAGGAGGATATGGGGATTGTACTGCTTTTATAAATAAAGGTTCAAAACACGATAAATTTGGAAAAGTATTAACTCAAAATGGATACAATTCTACTGGAAATCAAATATTATATAATGGAATGAGTGGACAGCAATTAGATGCTGAAATATATATTGGACCTACCTATTATATGAGATTAAAACATATGGTTAAAGATAAGATTAATTACAGAGCAAGAGGTCCAAAAACCAGTTTAACGAGGCAAACTGTTGGAGGTAGAGCAAATGACGGTGGTTTAAGAATAGGTGAAATGGAACGCGATGGAATGATTGCTCATGGAGCAGCAGGATTTATACAAGAATCTATGTTAACAAGAGGTGATGATTATTATATGGCTGTCTGTAATAATACTGGTGCTATTGCTATTTATAATAATAGTCAAAATCTATTTCTTAGCCCAATGGCTGATGGCCCTATTAAATTTAATACTACATTAGATAATAAACTCAATATTGAAAATATTTCAAAATATGGAAAAAGTTTTAGTGTTTTAAGAGTTCCTTATGCTTTTAAATTATTAATTCATGAATTACAAACTATGAATATTCAAATGAGACTTATAACAGAAGACAATATTGAACAAGTAACATCATTAGGATATTCAAATAATATTTTAAAATTAACTAAAAATGAAGACGCGGATATAAAAATGGAAATTAATAGAATTACTAGAGAGAATAAAGAAAAAATGGAAGATAGTGGTGTAACTATATTTGATGAACCTAAACCAAATAATGAACCTTATGAATTTCCAAAAGAAGAAACTAATTTAGATCCAGAAGATTATGGGTGGAAATATGATTCTTTTGATGAAGAAAAAGGAGAACTATATAAATCAATGATTATAGATAATAAAGATAATTCAACTGAAAAATGGTTTGTTGGAGAAAATGATGGTAATTTACCAAATCGTTATCCTATAGGATGGAAAATAACAGAACTTATGTATAATGATAAGACTCCAATTTTACCAAAACATATAATTGAAATATTAGATAAAAATCAAGTTACCAATAATTGGAGATTTGCAATAAATAAATTACAAGAACTGTATATTCCATTATATTTGTTACCAGGGGCTCCTGAATATAATCATATTACAGAACGATATATTAATCATACGGTAACAAATAAGGAAATTGAATTATGGTATAATAAAATACCAAATAATTTAATGATACATAAATCTAAATTAGAAAACAGTCTTTTTTTAAAAAAACAAGTAATGGAAAGAATGATTATAAAATTAAAAGAAATATATCCAGATGATAATGATTATGATAAGAGATTATACATGTTTAAACATATGGATATTAAAAGATACATTAGTGATGTTAGTCAGTTAATAAATAAGGGTTTAATAGTAAATGAAAATAACCCTCAACCAGTTCAACAACCTCAACCGGTTCAACAACCTCAACCAGTTCAACAACCGCAACAAGTTACAAACCGTCAACAATATTTAAATGAAAATACAGGTAGTGACAATCCATTTTTTAATTTAAAAGTTCAAAATCCACAGGATACTCCTGCTAAAAATCCATTTAGTGACAATCCATTATTTAATTTAAAAGTTCAAAATCCACAGGATACTCCTGCTAAAAATCCATTTAATATACAACCTTCTCAACAAATTATAGTATTAGATTCCGACAAACAAGTTGTTATAATGCCAACTAATAATTCTATTCAAACAACAAGTATTCAAGAGGAAATGCCTGAAATAGAAATAAATACCACAACTGATGAAGAAGAAAATAAAGAACAAGATAAAGAAGTAGAGATGGATAATATAAAGAATTTATTAAATCAAGCAAAACCAAAAAGAGATGATGGTATTGAATTAATTATAAATACTGATATTGATAATAATAATGAAAGTGAAACAAATGAATCAGAGAATTCTAGCGAAACGAAAACAATTAAATTATAATTATTATAATATAAAATAAAATTGAAATAAAATAAAAATATAATTTTGTATTATAAATAACAAGAATGTCAGATAGTCAAAATACCGCATCTCTATTTAAATCACGCACGATTTTATTAAAATTGTTAAGTGAACAAGGATATAATAGTATAGATTATGAAGAATTTAGTGTAAATGAAGTTGATATAATGTATAATAATGAGCAGTTAGATATGTTAATGTCTAAAACAATTAATGAAGAAAAAATCTATGTTAAATATCATTTAGCAAAAAGATTAGGTCGAGATAATATTAATGAATATATAGATGATTTATTTAATTTAGAACAAGTATTAAATAAAGGCGATACATTAATGATTCTTATGAAACAAGAACCAAATGAACCTTTAATAAATATATTAAATGAAATCTGGGAACAAGAAGGAATATTTATTATTCTTTATAATCTTAATCGATTACAATATAATATATTAGAACACGAATATGTTCCAAAACATATTATTTTGAATAATTATGAAACAATCACCATGAAAGAAACATTTAATATTAAAAACGATAGTGAATTACCTATGATATCTAGATATGACCCTGTAGCAATATCAATTGGTATTCGACCTGGACAAATATGTAAAATAATTAGAAATAGTAAAACCGCAATTACAAGTGAATATTATAGAATATGTTCTAAGTAATAAATATAATGGAAAATCTTAATGAAATAAAAAAAGAAATTACAAATTTAAATGAAAGATTTTTTTTAATTTTAGAAAATTTTGTTCCAGATTATGTTTCTTATTTAAAAGATCCTAAAAATCCAATACCTGTTAATGAAATAGAACATATTAAACATACAGTGAATGAAATAAACTCACAGTCATTTGTTCTTAAAAATAAAATGGAAGTTGAAATAGATAATAATGAAAAAGTTTCTAATAAATTAACAGATGAAATTGATAAACTTCAAAAAGAAAATAATTTATTAAAAAAAAAAAGAAATTCACTTGAAAAAACATCATTAACCGCCGAAGGATTATTTGATGACGAAATTGATTGGTATAAAAAACAAATAAAAATAATAATAGTTATGATAATTGGTATTATAATAGGTACTATGTTTTATCATAGTTTAAATTTAGATTTAAAACAATATGCTATTACTATTATAGGTGTTATAATAATAGCAATTGTATTTGAACATATTATAATGAATATTTATAATAGAATCACAAATTAAATAAAATTAATAAATTACATTCACTATAGTAAATTATTTATTATTAAAAACATTTTTCTTTTTATAATTTATAGTAAAATGTTTAATAATGAATTAAATGATACATTTAAATATAATTTAGAACAAGGTAAAGATATTTTAACTTATAATCAAGAAATATATAATACAGTTAAACCACATTTACAAATAATTCAAGAAGGCTCTATAATTGAAAGTATGACTAATACTAATTCGGATTCTAGCATATCTTCAAAAGATAAAAAACAAATTCAACAAATAGAAGATGTAGAAAAAACATTTAATAAAACTCTAAGTGAATATAATGAAGTATATAAACAATATAGTGAGGATATATTAAACAGAAAAAATCAATTAAATGATATATCTAGTTATTTAGGTAAAAATGTTAGGAATTCAAGTGGTGATATATATTATGTAAACAAGTTTGGAAATTATTATTGGTATTCCGGTAATGCCTGGAATGGTGGTAAACCTCAAGGTTGTCCAAGTGGTTATGATCAATTAAATGGTGAACTACCTAGTGAAATGGTAGCTGGTGTGAATATGAATGTTAATACACCATGTGAAGCTGCTGGACAAGTTATTAAAAATAGTGATAATGGAGATACTGCTTGGGTCGATATTCAAGGTAAAAAACATTCTTTTCCAACCGGAACAACAATGTCTAATTCGTGTGCTAAAATGAATATTATGGAATTATCTAGTGACGCATATAATGCAATTCCTACAGGTAATTCTATGTCATCTATAGATCCATGTTTAACGTTAGATGTTAATCCTACAACTTGGAAAAAATTAAATGAACTAAATGTTAAATTAAAATCACAAGCTGCTGATATGATAAAGGAAGTTAATAATTTATCTACACAAGACACCTCTATTAATAATGAATTAATACGATCTAAAAATAAAATGAATAATTATATTCAAAAAATTAATGATAATAATAAAATATTAATAGAAAATAAAAGAATGATAAATAATGTTGAAGGAGAACAAAATGATTCTGAACTAAGAATGACCTCAAATTATTATTTTTTATTTATATGGATTATTTTTATGGCATTAATAGTTAGTTTGTCGATGGCTACATATGTGTCTGATTCTAGAAAAATTTCTGCTATTTCTTATATGATAACAGCATTATTTGTTTTAATATTTATAACTTATTTATATAACAAAGTTATAATAAATGGTAATTCCATAACGATTATTTAATAAAATTATATTTGAATTTATATTTGAATTTATATTTAATTTTATAATTTATTTTAATTAAATTATAAAAGTATTATATATATAACTAATGTCATTTGAAGATTTATTAATTAAAAATAATCCTGATAAATATGAAACAATAATAGAAAATAGAGTTTTAGGTAAAGAATTAAATATTAAAATTAAACAATATACTTCTATACAATATGAATATAATAACTTAATTGATATTTATCTTAAAACTCCACAAAAAGCTGGTGGTTATTGGGATGACATTCATAATGAAAATTATATGGCAGGTTTCATATCAAAACCGAAAACAAGTAATGATAATTGGAAATATCTTGGAAAAACAAAAAATATTAATGACTGTAAATTAAAAGCTGTTGAAGATGAAAATAATATTTATTCGAGTATTGTTTATAATACAACAACTGATGGTGGAGCATGGAAAAATACATGTTATGGTGGAATAAAAGGAGGTAACACAAATCCACAATATTATTCTGGAATAACAACATCATTAGCTCCTAATGGAACATCTAGATTAGGTGGAGACGAAGGAGAGAAATTATTAAATAAAATGAAAAAAATTCAAAACGAAATTAAATCTTTAATTAATAATTTTAAAAAAGAAAATGTATCAATAAATAAAAAAAATAATTTAATTACAAAAAATAAAAAACATACTAATTATGAACTCGAACAATTAACTGAGAAATTAGATAAAGATAGAAAAGAAATAAATAAATTATTACGTGATAGTTCTGCTATAGGAGAAGAACAAGACAGTGATTTTAGACAAGAAACCAATTATATGATTTATATACTATGGATTATTTTAGTTATTGTATCTATTTTTTTGTCATACCATATTATTAACACAGACTCTAATAGTATAACTCCATTGACATATATATTTATAGGTATTTGGATATTAATATTCATTAAATATTATTATAAACAAGTAATATCATATGGTATGTCATATGGTATAACAGCATTGAATTATATTTCATCAACGATAGTTGATCCAGTATAGATAAAATATATTAATATATTTTTATTATAATAATATATTAATAATGTCAAATACTATAAAAGATGGCGATTTTTATATAAAAAATAGAAAAAAACAAGAAAATGAAATTACAAATAATTCTAATGGCATTGAGGGGTTTCATATAATGTCTAGACATTCACAAAAAAAGAATCCAAATAATTTTTATATTCCTAATGATACAGACCCTGGACAAATGGTAATGTGCGAAACGGATAAAATACGTTATATAAAAATTAACAAATCAGGTAATTTTCTAACGATTCAAGAAGTTGAAGTATATGATGAACATGGAAAAAATGTAGCATTAGTTAAGCATAAAACATCAGAAAGTCCTGTAGCTACAAGTAGTTCTAATTATCAGAGAACAAATCCATATATGGCAATAGATGGTAATATATCAGATAATCAACCATGGCCAAATAGTACTTGTTCCACTAGTCCATCCGGTGGATGGTGGGAGCTTGATTTAGGAAAAACAGTTAATGTTAAAAGAATTATTATTTATAATCGTCCAGATTGCTGTCAAGAGAGATTGGATGGAACAACTGTATCTTTAATTGATAGAAATCATAATACTGTTTGGAGTACTAAATTAAACTCAAGAAGAAAACAAGAATTTAAGATTAATATTAAGAAAAAAAATTGTGGTGGTCCTGTTATTGAAAATCATCTCGATGAGTTTGATGAATTAAAAGAATTACAAACACAATATTATAGAGAACTCAATGATTATAATGAATTAATTAAAGAGAGAATAGATAATTCTAGAAAATATATTAATGCTAGTAATACATCTAATAATAAATTTGCGAATAAATGGATTAGAGAGGAAACCTCTGGAGCGGTTGGGTATGTTACCGAAAAAGGTGTATTTAAATGGTTACCTGGTGGAACAGTTGGAAATAACATTCAAGGAAAAAATGGATGTCCTGACGGATGGAAAGATTATATTAATACAACTCCTGATCCAAATCAAAAATATAGTATACACACTGCGCCGGTTGGCGAAATTGTTAAAATGAATGGTGTTGAATTAATTAAAGGAACACCTATGACAAATAATCAATCATGTAAATATGCTGGACAAAATGTATATATTACACAACCAGATGGAAGTAATAGTAATAATTTAAATAAAATGTATCATATTACAGATAATCTTGAAGCTAAATATATACCTGATAATTTAGCAAAAAAAGGGGTTGTTAATGCTGTTGGCGATTTTCAATTATTATCAGGTTATCATAATAGTGCTGGGAATATTAGTGGAAAAACAGGGAAATATACAAATGTAGAAGATGTAAAAAAAATGTGTAAACAAACCGATGGTTGTGCTGCATTTGAAACAAATGGTAATAATTATTGGTTAAAAAATAGTACTACGACTCCTAGTGGAGATATTAATAACACTTATCTGTTAACTGATTCAAATCTTTATATAAGAATGCCTGATATGTTTTTACAAAAAAGTTGCGGTAATGATATAAATCCAATTAATCAAGATGAATTCAATTATAAGATGGGACCAAATATGACACCAACCACAACTTGTGGTATTGGGACAGTATTGGCAGAACAAAATAAAGATATACATAGGCAATATAAAAAATTAAATTTAATTTTAGATAAAATACATTTTAAAATTAATGAATTATCTGCCAAAGATTTAGAATTAAATAATAGACTCAAGAATCAATATAATATTCTTAAAAAAAAATTAAATAGATATGAAGAGGTATATAAAAATATTAAAAAAACTAGTAGGTTTACATATAATGATGCCGCTCTAGAAGAAGATGCTACATTAAATATGATGTATAATAATAAAAAATATTTATTATGGAGTATATTTGCGATGAGTTTAACAATTGGAGCTTTAAAATATATTAAATAATATAACAATAACAATAATATAACAAATATATATATATTATATCTAATAATAATATATATATTATGGATAGTGAAATTATTAATAAAGAACAATCTATAGATAATCAAACATTAAATAATATTAAACAAATTGAGAATCAGATAAAATCTCTTTATAATAATTTAGAAACATTAAGTGTAAAATCAAATCCGAATATTAATAAACAAAACCAAATCTTACAACAAATAAAAGAATTACAACAACTTAAATCAAGTTTTTATACATCTATTAGTAATAGTTATATTTCTACACAAAATAATGTTGTTGAAGCACGCAATAGTTTAGTCGATGAACTAGCAGTAACAAATATAATTGGTAAAGAATTAAAAAATGCCAATAAAAATTTAAATGCTTTAGAACAGGAAAGGTATAATAAAGTAAGAATGGCTGAAATAAATAATTATTATAGTGATAAATATAATGCTCAAACATCTATTATGAAGACTATTGTATATTTCTGTATTCCTATATTAATTTTAGGAATTTTAATGAAAAAAGAGTTTATTCCAAAAAATATTGCTACAGCATTAATTGGAGTACTTGTTGGATTATGTGTAATTGTGGTATTATTTCAGTCGATTGATATTGCTAGAAGAAGTAATATGGATTTCAATGAATATAAATATCCATTTAATCCAGATGATGTAGATGTTAGTAGTAATAGTAATGATGATGACCAGCCTAAACAAACAGATTATACACTATCGTGTGCGGGTGAAGCATGTTGTCCTTCAGGAAATACTTATGGAACTGTTTGGGATGCTACTAATAAACAATGTGTAACACCAGATTATGAAAATAGTCAAAGTGAAGGGTTTGTCGGTTCAAAATGTCTACAAAATTCTTTTGGAAAGCCTGATGTTAATGTAAATATTTTTCAGAATAATAATAATAAAGTTAAGGGATATAGTGATATAGATAATAATTTTGCCAAGTTTTAAATATTTTGATATATTAGTATAAAATGTCTAATGTATCAAATTATTACCCAAATATTAATCAAGAAAACGCAACACAACCAGATAAAAGTAAATGTTTACAAGCATCTGATTTAAATAAACAATTGAATGTAGCATCATTTAACAAAATGATGAATGATACCACAAATAAGGTAAATAGTTTTGTTACTTCATATATTAAACAACAATCTGTTGTTAAAGATAAAACCCGTGATGATAATTCACTTGAATTTAATAGATATAGACAAACCGCATTAGATATTAGACGAAAAATTGTTGAAAAACACGAACATATTATAAAAGAATTAAATAAAGATTTTAATGTGTTAACTACCCAAATCCAAGGTTTAGAACATACTGAAGATTTGAATAAAATGTTAAAAAAACAAAATCGTGTTCTTAAAAAAGAAGTCGAAAATCAAGTTCATACTATTGAAATTTCTGACAGAAAAACATATTATGAAAATGAACAAAATGGTACAGCAAGTTGGTGGTCTCATCATTTTCAAACTAAATATAAGTATTTAATTCTTTTATTAATATTAGGAATTGTAATTACTAACAGATATAAAGAATTTAAATTGTGGGGTATAATAATTGCTCTAGCATTATATCCTCCAATAGCATTCTTTGTTTTAGATATTATTGAAAAAATATGGACATGGATACGTGCCAATTCAAGATTGGTTTACTTACATAGTGATATGTAATTATTATTTTATTTTTTCGAATATTTAAATTCATTCATATTTATAAAAACAAAACTATAATTTTTAAAATCATTTAAAACAGTATTAATGTTAGTACATTCTAATATAAATTTTTTATGTAAATCTAATCCTAATACATTAAATATTCTATAATAATTCTTAAACAATTGTGGTTCATTATCACGAAATTCATTTGTTAAATGAGTTTTTCCATTATATCCACTACCCCATAACACAACATTTTGATTATTTTTAATTGCGTCTATCAATTGCTGATGTGCTTTGTTGTATTGTTCGTCAAAATTATTAATCTTCATTATAGTACTATTTATAATATAATATTTAAATTATTTTATTATATATTTGAAAAATAAAAAAATAAAAAAATAAAAAAATAAAAAAATAAAAAATAATTTTACATATTTAAAATATTATATTAATCTTAATTATCATCATTCTCAAACTCGTCCAATGTTGGGTCATAATCATCATAAATAATTAAAATATTATTCCATACACCTTTTTGTTTTCGTCCAAACTTTTTATTCATATATTCAAATAATTCACGACCTTTTGGAATGTTTTTACCATGATGTAATTGATACCATAATTTAAATACCTCATACAAACTTGTTTCTTTTATCTTTCCTCCTGGACAACTTTTAATCTTATCAGAAGCAAAATCACTGTAAAAGTCCTGTGTATTTCTATAATTTGAACTACTGGATTTTACAGCTGAACAAATATTTACAAGACCATCTGTTGATATAACTTTTTCAACAAGCATAGCCATAAATACTGGTGTCCAATCTGAAAACTTATTCGCAAGTTTTTTATCTAATTCAAACTGATATTTACGTTCATCGTCGAATTCTTCTTTTTTACAAAATTTTGATATAAATTCACAAACACATATTCTTCTCCATGTTCCCTCATCATTACTTCCAACATCCAATAATGTATTAGTACATACAACGAGCTTAAACTGAGGAATAAATGTAATACTATCTTTGAATAATGCTCTAGCTTGAAGAGGGTCTCCTCCAGTAATTTCTTTCATAATACCCTCATTTATACGGTCACCTTTTGATGGTTCTTGCATTACTGCGTATCGAATACCTTTTAATTGAGCTACTTCAGAAGATGTACTACCAATTGAATTTCTTTTAGCCGCTATAAGTGTAATAGGAACTGTTGCTTTATAATCACCTAAGCACATTGACATTAATTCAACTAATTTTGATTTACCATTACTACCCGAACCATTATAAATATTAAATGTTTGATCATTATTTTCACCAATTAAGGTAGATGATAAATGATCCCACATGTAATTTCTTAATTCTGATTCAGGAAATAATTTCACCATAAAATCATTTATTTCATCTATTTGTTTTTTATCCTTTTTTAAATCTAAAGGATTATAATTTATTTTTGTGGATTTTGATATATAATCATCTGGTTTTCCTTTTCTAAAACATTTTAAATCAAAATCATATATACCATTGACAAAGCACATTAATCGTGGATTAGCATCTATTTTATCTATAAATGTACTATCATAAAATATCTCTTTAGCTTCTCTCATAATATTATCTTTAGAACCGCGTTTTTTTAAATTATTGGACAATTCTGATAATTTTTTAGATTTACTTGATACATCTTTATGTTTTTCACTCGTAGGGTCGAGTGTTCCACTTGATAGTAATTTTTGAATATCAAGTAATTTTTTAAAATATACTTGAAATAATTCTTTAGAAATAGCCATTCTTAAATCAGTTCCTCCTTCATTTTCTTCCCAACGATGATTTCGATAAATATACCAAATATCTTTTTTTATTGATACGCAAGTAAACTCATCTTTATACATATGATAAAGTGCTAATGCTATGTCAAAATCTGTTGGAGTTTCAATCGTTTTATCTATAAAATAACTAATCGTTTCTTCTCTAATTTCTTTATATTTTTCTGGATTATCATTTTTAACCCAATATATAATCGATCTAAATGTTAATATCTCTTCATTCGCAGAATCAAATCTACGCCACATTTCATAAAAGTCGGATATTTTATCAAAATCAAAATCTGGTGATTGAGCACTAAAAGCCATCCAAGTAATAAATAATTTGTGACTTGTATTTTTTATAGCCCAACCTACTCGAATCCATTTATCATATTGATTATAATATTTTTCACTTAAACACATTGTGTATAAATGTGTTTCTTTTAAATTATATTCATTCGAATTGTCAATATTTTCTAAAAAATCTTCTACCAACATATCTAATTCATCCTTATTTGTAACTTCAGTAATATCATTTACATTATTTTTATTAATTATTTTTATTTTTGTTTTAGATTTTTTTTTTTGCTTTGATGCTTCATATTCGGCTATAATAGAATCATTCATTTCAAATGATTGATGTTTATCATATTGTGCTGATAACAATTTAAAATTATTATTTAAATGAAAATGTTTTACATTATTAATAGTTAAACTCCACTCGTTATTATCATTTAAATTTAAATCATAATTATGTTTTAATAAATAATTTTCATTTCCTGGTTTTCTAGAACCATATAATTGCCAATTAACAGTTCCTTGAGTTATTCCTTCATCAAATACTTCATCCCATGTATTTTCAAGAGGCAACTCACTCCATATTTCTGATATTTTTTTTATTATTCTATTCCTAAGAATAATCTGAAGCGTCCTATCCATATGGATTCCAATTATCATATGAATTCCATCTTTAGTAGTATGATTTAACATATTTACATTTTCTTTTTCAAATACAAATACAGGGATATCTGTATTACAAGGAATTTGAAGAATATCCGATATTTCTTGAAAATATAAATTAACTACATCAGTTATATTCTCTTCGGTATGTTGTTTTTCATCAATATCTGTAGAATATCTAAAATCGAAATCCAACATTATGGGACCTATCTCACGATTTTGTTTTTCTGTTAGAAATTCAAATTTACCATCAGTAAATACATGTTTAATATATTTGCTATAAAACTCATCTATATTATATATTGTATAAGAACCAGCTGATATATTTAATCCTTTATCTCCTATTCTTGTGTGGGTAAAACCCTCACCTTTTTTAGAATAGTTTGATTTTAAATATGTTTCGAATGATTGTTTCATTTTAGACATTATAATTATTATATGATATATACATATATTATTTAGGTCAATTTTTTTATTAATTATCTAAAGAATTTGAATAATATATATTTGTAATATACATTATTCACATTTAGAAGGTATTACTGTTAAATATTTATATTTATTTTTGTTAAATATTCATATTTATTCTCTTAAATATTTTTATATATTTATTAATACTATCTAAAAATATTATTATATTAAATATAATATATTATGGCTAATGATAATAGTATAGTAATTACAAAGGAAACTATTAAACGACTAACCAAAGATATTAGAGAAATGATTAAAAATCCATTAGAACAAGACGGAATATATTATAAACATGATGAAGCAAACATGTTACAAGGTTATGTGTATATTAATGGTCCAAATGATTCACAATATATTGGTGGAAATTATTTTTTTAAATTTAACTTTCCATATGATTATCCACATCAACCACCAAAAGTTGAGTTTATTACTAATGATGGTATAACTAGATTTCATCCTAATTTATATAAAAATGGTAAAGTCTGTTTATCCATATTAAATACATGGAGAGGAGAACAATGGTCAGGATGTCAAAGTATTCGAACAATATTATTAACTATTATTAGTATTATGGATAAATATCCTTTATTACATGAACCTGGATTAACAATGGCACATTCCGATGTTAATAAGTATAATGAAATTATTTTATTTAAAAATTTAGAGTTTTCTGTTATTAATATTATTAATAAGTTAAATGATAAAACATCTTTTATTTCATTTTCATATTACATCGATTTATTTAAAAATGAAATTATTTCTGAATTTAATAAAAATCATAATAATATATTAGCTATTTTAGAAGAAAAAAAAGATTTTCCGAATGAAACAATTAATACTAATATATATAAATTAAATGTATTAATAGATTGGAAAAATATATATAATAAATTTAATGAAATTAAAATATAAAATTGAAAGGTAATAAATAATTATATATATATTATTCAATAAAGATAAAATGCACTTTTGTAATAAATGCGATAATATGTACTACATCAGAATTTCTTCTGATGAAAAAAAAATAGATAAGGAACATACATTAATATACTATTGTAGAAATTGTGGTAATGAAGACGATAAGTTAACAAATGATAATATTTGTGTATCTAAAACACAAATTAAACGCAGTGAACAAAAATTTAATCATATTATAAATGAATATACTAAATTAGACCCCACCCTGCCAAGAATTAATACTATTAAATGTCCCAATGCTAAGTGTAGTAGTAATAAAGATAAAGGTGATAGAGAAGTTATTTATATTAGATACGACGATGTTAATCAACTATATATATATTTATGTGCAAAGTGTGATACTATATGGAAAACTGATGGTAATGTTTATTAAATACGTATAATATATATAATATATGTAAAAAAATTATATTAATTTTTTTAAATAAAATTGAACTATTTAAAAAAGTAATTATATATATTATATTATAACAATGAGTGATTTAGAACAATCTGAAATAAAAAATATGAGTGATATTGAAATGTCAATTGATTTACAAGAAATTGATTTACAACCTATAGTTTCAAATAAAGAAAAATCCGTAAATAATTTAGATGATATTGACGATATTGACGATATTGACGATGATGATGTAGATGATGATGTAGATGATGTAGATGATGTAGATGATGTAGATGATGTAGATGATGTAGATGATGAAAATGTCGATATTGATGCTGACACGGTGGACGCTGATGCTATTATGAATAATAATAATAATAAATTTATTACAAAAACATCAAAAACAAATAAAAATAAAACAGATGATATTTCTACTTTTAGTAATATTATAATTCCAAGTAACATTGAAAAAAATGATTCTGATTATGAATCAGAAGATGATGAAGAAGAAGATGATGATTATTTACAAAAATTCGATAAAGAAATTAGAGAAAAATATATACAACAACATCATCCAGAATCAATCGTTCATAATTATAATGAGGTTTACAATATGTCTAAGGTTACTAGAAATAAAGATAATATTATAATTGATGAATTACATAAAACTATCCCAATATTAACAAAATTTGAAAAAACAAGAGTGTTAGGAATTAGAGCAAAACAAATTAATAATGGAGCCAAGGTTTTAACAAATATTCCATCTAATGTTATGGATGGTTATTTAATTGCTTTAAAAGAATTAGAAGAAAAAGTTATTCCTGTTATTATTAGAAGACCATTACCCAATGGTGGTTCTGAATATTGGCGCATAAAAGATTTAGAAATTATTTAACTATATAATCATAAGTATAATGATAAATATATAAATAAGTATTTACAATATAATAATTCTTTTACAATAATATTTTTTTAACATTTCCATCTATTACCACAATCTAAACAATTTACAAAGGTTGTCATTGGTTCATCACCAGACCTTGTTTGTAATTGATAATATGTACATTTATTAGATTTACATTTCCAACATTTAAAATTATCAGTAGACGCTTCTAATTTCGGTTCATATTTATTATCATCACGTATTTTTTTCTCTTGTATTAAAGCATCCCATTTATCTGGTTGCATATCCTGATGACTCATATATGCTAGTTTATGAGCTTTTATATCTTTATTAATAATTAAATTTTTAACATTATCATTTTTTAAATTAATACGTATAGTTCTAACTCTATCTAGATATATTTTAACAAAATAAATATTATTCCATTTTTTAACTACATTTAATTTATTAGCATGGTCTATACTATAATTATATATTCCTTTTTCTAGATTGAAGGATATATTATCATCTAATAGTAATAATTTAAAATTATTACAAATTTTATTTCTAAAATCTTGAGGGTTTTCAATTATTTTTGTCATTATTATGTTATACTTATTATAATTATAACATAATTTCTTTAATCAATTTTTTTATATATTAATTTGATTCTTCATCACTATACATATATTCTTCTAATTCCAGTTCAGCAGATATGTCATCATCACTTTCATTACTATCTGTAGAAAGATTTTCGAGTTGATTATCATCTACAATAAAGTCATCTTTTAAATATCCTGATTTTGTTTTAAGATTATCTGGTACATCATCTAATTCATCAATTTCATTTTCATCTTCTTTAGATGTATCAGCTAAATTTTCAAACCCACCAAATAAATATTCATAAAATTTATTCCATTCATCAATAGATAAATCAATCAAATTATGTTCTTTATCTTCAGCTACTAGAGCACATACACCAAAAAATAATAAATTATCAACTGGTGGTGGAAACTCATATTTATTTTCTGTATTTGCTTTTCCTGTATTTCTAGAATATAATGTTACATATTTAAATTTTAAATTATTGCTTTTTTTAGTTACCCATGACGCTTTTTTTTCAAAATTATCAGGTAATTTAAATTTACATTTTTTATATAATTCATCACCTTTATCTTTATTATATTTACTTAATTTTAAATCTCCATTCTTATCTACTAAAATAATATTTACCATTATATCAAAACATATAATATTTTTAAATTGTTTAATAATAATTATAATAATAATTATTATTATTATTATTATTTCACTACGTTTTATCTTTATTTAAACTTTGTAGATAATATATAATAAATAATGATTAATTGGATTATTAAAATAACTATTATATCATTTATATTAATTATTCTTATTCATCATCTTTATATATTTTTTATGAAAAATTTAACAATACCAAAAGTAAAGGATTTAGTAAATAAACCTCAACAACATTATGATGATTTATATAATAGTATTAAGCAACAATCAATAACACCATCTTCATCGACTATCTTAAACGCAACAACTAATTCAAACACAAAAAGTAATTTGAACATTTCAAATGATAATATAAATATGAAAAATGAACTTAAAAATTATCTAAAGGAATTAAGTGAAAAAAATGTTAATAAAAATGTAGATACTAATAATAATAATAATAATAACAATGATTTAATGACAAATGAAAATCTATTTTCAAATAATAATTATTCTAATTTTTAAAATTTTATTATTGTTATTGTTATTGTTATTGTTATTGTTATTGTTATTGTTATTGTTATTGTTATTAAACTTTATAAAGGTATAAAGGTATATATATGTCTATTATATATAATAATATAATCTATACATGAAATTAACAACTAATGATGAAACCAACTTATTACAAAGATTACCTAATTTGAAACTTTCTTATGAGAATATCCATAAGAAAGTTTTTAGTGATTTATATTTTATAATACCAAAAGGAAAAAAACATTTGGTATGGTTTACATATATAAAAGATCGTAAAGTATGTGTTTTTATAGAAATTAACCCTGGTTCTAATAAGTTAATGAAAAAAGTATATGTTGTTCCACAAAAATTTAATAAAAATATTATATTAGGAACAATATTTTATGGAACAATAATTAATATAGATGGAGAACAGTTATTTTCTATTGAAAATATTCATTTTTATAAAGGAAAAAAGATTGAAGATAAAAATGAAATAGAAAAATTAAATATAATAAACCATATTCTATCACATGAAATTAAACAAATTATAATTGGAAAGAATGGTATTGGACTTGGACTACCAGTTATTACAGATAATTTTGAAGATTCTATTTCAATAGCTAAAACATTACCATATAATATATATTCAATTCAAAATAGAAATTTAAATAATAACACAAATTATTTTAATTCTACTTTATATAAAAATACTGATGGTGATAATTTAAAACATATTTTTTCTATTCAAGCCGATTTACAAAATGATATTTATAATTTATATGTTAAAAACAACGATAATAATTTAGAAATTTTCGATATTGCTTACATCCCTGATTATAAAACAAGTATTATGATGAACAATTTGTTTAGAAATATTAAAGAAAATAATAATTTAGACGCTTTAGAGGAAAGTGACGATGAAGAAGAATTTGAAAATATACATGACGATAAATTTGTTAATTTAAATAGATGCGTTTTAATGGAATGTACATTAAATAAAAAATTTAATAAATATGTCCCTATTAAAGTTATTAATAATGGAAATGTTGTTAAAAAAAATATATTAGAATCTAAAAAATAGGATTTTCTTTTTTATAAACATTATATATACATGTCATTAGTTGAACAAGCATCAATTGTGAATCCTCAAAATTCTCATTTTGTAAATCCTGGTATGTCAAGTAAAGTAGGCGCGGTATCTGGTTATGGTTCTCAAAATAGTGATTTATCATTACAACAAAAAGGTCTTTATCATGTTGTTAAGACTGGTGGTATGAAAAAAAAACATACTAAAAGTAGACGTAACAGAAAACATAGGGGGGGTAACGGATATGGGTTTTCAAGTTCACAAGAGTTATCTTCTAATTCCGGTAATAACTCAAACGGGTCTGTTCATTTAGCTAGTTTTTCTAGATATCAAAATGAAGGACAAAATTCAGATACTAATATGAATGTATCTAAACAAAATGGTGGAAATTCTTCTGAACATTCATATGGAATAGGTGGTAATCCATATTATGCTTATAAACCAACACAAGGTGAAAATCTTTCTGTATTTGCTGGTTCAGGTTATCCTCCTATATCTAAAGGATTAAATAGTCAATGTGGTGGAAAAAAACGTAAATCTAGAAAGGTTTCAAGAAAGTCTAGAAAATCCAGAAAGATTTCTAGAAAATCCAGAAAATCTAGAAAATCTAGAAAATCTAGAAAATCTTCTAAGAAAAGACATATTAAAAAAAGACAAAAAGGTGGTTATGCTCAATATATGAGTAATGTAGCAAATTCACACATATATTCTACAGGTGCTCCTACTGTGTTAAATAGTACTAACTCTGCTTTAGCTAATCCAGTTCCTTTTACACCAAAAAATGATTGTTTAAATACTTGGAAACATCTTGGTGACACACCACCATACAATAAGGTTATGTAAATAATTTATTACATTATTTTTGCTATTAAACAAACAAATTTCAATAATTATTTTTGTGTATATTATATATTATATGAATAATAATACATCATCATTTTTAGGAGTTCGTCAATTATCTAGCAATAATTATATTTTTAAAGATAAAGCTATTAATTTTTTTAAAAATTATAATGAAGATAATGAAGATAATGAAGATAATGAAGATAATGAAGATAATGAAGATAATGAAGATAATGAAGATAATATATGTAATATATGTAATCATTCACAATCTATTATTTCAAGACAAACACCTGTAAATATAGTTACCGAAAACCTAAATCGTATTAGTATACCTAATAGTATTCTAAAAATAAATTATGATAAAGTAATGTTTAAATATAACGGTAGTAGTATTAATAATAATCCAGGTAATTTTGTCCCAATATTAGATAATATTAATAATAATAATACAAATCCGAATGTTTCACATAATGGAGTTACTTATGAATTAAAACAATTTCATTTTCATATACTTAGTGAAAATCAAATAAGTGGAAATACATATGATGTAGAAGTACATTTTGTTAATGTAAATACTCTATATGATATTACAAGAACTAATATAAATTATGACGGAACTTGTATACAATCCAAAAATAGTAATCAGTATTTAGTAATAGGGTTACTTTTTTCTAAAAGTAATAATGATACAACATTATTATCAAATATTTTTGATGAGGCATTTAATATGAATTCTAATAATAATAATAAATCATTTACATTAGATTTATCTAATCTTAATAAGTTAAATTATTACAATTTTGCAGGTTCATTAACGTCTCCACCATTTACTTCATCTGTTACTTGGTTTTTATCTGACTCAATAATTAATACAAATATAAATGTTGATAATAATAATTATGAATATGCTCATACAAGTAGACCTATTACTAGAGAGTTATATGATGATGCTATATATTGGACAAATGATACATAATTGTTTATGTAATGTTTATATTGTTATTAAACAAACACCCTTCAATGGTTCTTCTTTTTTTTTTATTTTTTTTATAGATTCATCATTTTTTAATGGATCATATAAAGTGTCCCACTTATCTTTTATATAATCATGATTATTTGATGAAATAATACGATATTTTTGTTTAATATAATATTGTTTACGTTTGTTCCATTGCTTTTCAAATATATCATGTGAATCAATTATATCTATTACCATTGGAGATGTATGTTTTGTTCTCAGGATTCTTCCAACTGATTGACAAACATCTGTTTTCGGACTTGCCATTATTAATGAGCTCAATGTTTTTATATCTAACCCTTCAGATGCCATAGAATATGTAGCTATGATTACTTTTTTATTTTCACTTTTTTTTAATTCGGCTTCTTTCATTCCACCAATATAATATCCTACTGTAGCAATATTTCTATGTTCAATTGCTTTAAATACATATGTAATTAATGATTTATTATGTGCTAATATCATTATTTGTTGGTCATTGTTTATACTTAATTCATTTTGTAATACTTTAATAATGAATTCAGAGCGATGATTATAATTACACAACTTTGAAATCATAGTACTATATAAAGGATTTCCTCTATAATCATATTTAATTTCATTGAATTCATCATCATCTACAGAATAATTTATTGCTTTTACTATTACTTTATGTTCTGAAGTATTACTTTTTTCTTTATGAACGATATCTCCTAGAAACATCTTAAATACTTTGGTTAACCCATCTTTTCTCTGCATAGTTCCAGATAATCCTAACGTATAATTTGTTATTGTTCTCATCATACATCTACTAAATACTTCGGCACCTAAATGATGTGTTTCATCATAAATAGAAAGACCAAAACAATCAAATGTTCCTTCAGGATATTCTTTTTGCGAAAGTGATTGTAACATTCCTATTACAATATCTTTATCATCAATATCTATTATTTGTCCTTGAATCTTTCCAACTCTAGCAGACGGAAGAAATTGTTCTATTCTCTCTATCCATTGATTTAAAAGAAATGATTTATGAACGATTACTAATGTTTTCTTTTTTAATTTTGAAATTATATTTAAAGCCATAACTGTTTTTCCTTTACCTGGATCAACATCTAATAATCCACCTCCACTATCTTTAACAGCATTAATATATTTATTAACAATATTTACTTGAAATTCTCTCAATTCTCCTTTAAATTCTAAGTTTATATCTTCCCCGTGTGATAATTTATTTTCATTAAAATCACCAAACGTATTTATTCCAAAATGCCTTGGCATATAAAATTTTTTAGGGGATTCGCGATATAAAGGAAATGCTTCTGGTTGAATTGGTGATTTAGGAAGATATGCCTTCACATTTAATTCTTTTCGTATAAACAACTCTTCTTTACTGGTTAAATTTGACTTTAATACTGAATATCCTTTTTTCCCCAAAACTTTCATTATTATCTTCTACTAATATTAAACAAAATATATTTAATCTGTTTTAATTAAATATATTTAGAAATGGTATCAAAAATTAAAAATATAATAATATGATATATGGAACCTTCTCAATTATTTCATAAGAGTCATCGTCACCACCTAGTATTATTAATTGTTCTTATTTTATACATTGTAATAAATATTCAAACTCCACCACCATTAGCTTATTTAATTGATAATATTTACGGTAATATTATTGTTTTATTATGCGCGTTTTATTTATTAGCGAGTTCTAATCCAATTGTAGGTATTGTTGCTATGTTTGCCGCATATGAATTAATTAAAAGGTCTAGTGACTCTACAGGCACTAGTGCTATTAAAAGATTCTTACCATCTGAAATTATTAAAGGAAATCATTTGTCTGCATTTAACCAATTCCCAATTACTTTAGAGGAAGAGGTTGTTAAATCTATGGCTCCTTTAATTAATTCTGGAGGAAATAATAATCTCGACTATAAACCTGCTATGGAAAATAATCATAATGCTATGGATGTTCATGATAATACTTCTGTAATCTAAACGTTCAAACTGTGTAAATCTATAATAAAAATAATAACTTATTATTTTTATTGTCTAATTTTTTTATTTTTTTTACTTATAAAAATAAATTATTCACTTTTTATTTTTTTTATCACATATGACCAACCATAAGATAATCCAACTGCTACTCCTAATCCTATTATAACCACAATATATGGTTTTAAATCTTCCACATTAATATCTCCACTAGACGAACTTATATCAGTTGTAGTTGTTCCATCGGTATTTTGTTGAACTAATAATTCTCCACTTTCATTTACCGGCTGACAATCTATATAAATATTATCATCATTCTGCTTTGAATTCGCACCTTTTTTATTAAAAAATACAGATGTATTTGGTTTAATTTGTGAAATTGTTTTTTTAATAATTTTTTTAAATTTTTTTAATACATTTGAATTTATATTTAAACCATCTTCCTTTTTATATACAATATATGAATATGTTCCATTACATGGTTCATAAGGTAATGTTCCGGTATAAGAAAAATATCCCTTTCTATTTGGTATAAAATTATCTAAAGAAAAATTTCCACTAGAAATTGTTACAGATTCATTAAGATTTGGTGTTCTTAATGCGGCTTCATCTATTAACATTCCTAATTGAGATGAACCTTTATCTGTGTTACCACCTGATATAAATGGTATACATACTATTAAATTTTTTCCTGGACCATGATGTATTATCATTATTTCGCCATCAGCATATTCACCCCCAAAAGTATGTAATGATGTTTGATATATTCTTATTTCTCGAACAGTATAATGTTCACCATTATATTTAACAGGATTTGATTTACCAGAATAATTTAATGATAAATAATCCTTTTTATTTGTTATATTTGGATTATAATTACCATAATCATAATTGTAGTCACATTTTAAAACACATGGACCTATTATACTTTTCATATCTATATTTATTGGAGATGTCCCATTTTTACATTCAATTAAATTTATTTTACTTGCCATTAATATATCTTAATAAAATAAATAACAATATTAATACTTTTTCTTAAAGTATTATATATATGAAACTTTCTAAAAATAGACTTAATAAAATTAAAAGAAATAAAAATCATTCAAAAAGAAAAAAGGTTTTTAGAAAAAAGAAACATAGTTATAAAAATACTCAAAAGAAAAATCGTAAACAACATAATCTAAAGAATAAGACTCTTAAAATATATGTAGGAGGAGAAAGAAATAAAAAACAAGGTTATACACGTATACGAGAAACGGATAATAACTCTACTACTAGAACATCGAGTAATAAATCTACTACACAAACAAATGATACAACTATCAGTCCTTTACATAATACATCTACTACTACACCCACTACTATACAGACAAATGATACAACTACCAGTCCTTTACATAATACATCTACTACTACACCCACTACTATACAGACAAATGATACAACTACCAGTCCTTTACATAATACATCTACTACTACACCCACTACTACACAAACAAATGATACA